GTCCAATGCAGATATTGATGCTCAGAGAAAATCAATGAATCCTACTAAGTACACTGTGGATATGGAATCAAATTCTACCAAGGGTCTTTCCACTGCAGCTGGTGCTTTCTGGGATTTGGGTTCAGACCAGAACTTGGACAACGCACATCCACAGGTTGGTTTGCTTGAGCCAAGTATGAACTACAGTGCCTCTCTTGACACTACACTTAAGCGAGTAAAGAAATCAGCTTACAATCAGGTTGACATGCCTGATATTGAAGAGGTGCAAGCTACAATCACAAGTGGCAAAGCACTCAAAGCGATTTACTGGCCGCTGATTGTAAGGTGTAAAGAGAAAATGAAGATGTGGGGACCACAGCTCAGAAATATGGTTGACATCATTCTGCAAGGTGCAATGGTTTATCCAAACTGCATTGAGAAATATATAAATGATGTAATTAGTCCTGTTGCATACGAAATTTCTATTGTTGGGAATCTTCCTATTCCTGAGGATGAAATTGAAGAAAAGAACATGGACTTAGCTGAGGTTGAATCTAAGACTATGAGCCGTAAAGCTTATATGAAGAAGTGGAGAGGTCTTACCGACGATGAGGTTCAGGAGGAACTTGAACAGATTGCACTTGAAAGGCAGATGCTTGAGGAAAGTTCATTTGCAGCTAGCGGCAATACTGAGCCGTATCCTTCTGGTGGCACAGGAAATCAGGATGAACCAACAGACGATGATGATATGATTTAAGAAAGGAGATGCCATAATGGCTAGCTTGATTTTTAAGGATGCTGAAGCAGCTAAAGCTGCTATTATGGCATCTCAGCAAAAAGAGATTGCAAAGCTCTATGAAGATTGGGCAGATGAGATTGGTGAGAGAGCTAAATACTACTCTCACAAATCCACTGCGAGCGCTCCAGTGTCTGAGCGATATTACAGAGAATTGCAGAAGCAATTAAGGCAGACAAGTCAGGAAGTTTCCAATGAGGTTTATAAGAAAATAAAGGGAAATATTTACCTCATTTCTGATGCCGTCGTTAAAGATAACGTAGACTGGCTCGCATCATTTGGTTTTTCTATGGAAGGATTGAATGCAGCTTTTAGTTATGTGCCAGATGAAATTGTAAGGAACCTGATTACGGGTCAGATATATGAAAGTGGTTGGAGCTTAAGTCAACGAATTTGGTCAGATAATGAGAAAACATTGAAAGACATCTATCGAGTAATGGCTAAAGGTTTGGCTGAGAATAAACCGATATATGAAATTGCTAAAGACCTTGAAGTTTATGTAAGACCGGGTGCAAGATTGCCTTGGAATTTAACAGCTCCTGATGGTGTGAGAATTTTCAAGAAGCAAGTTGATTATAATGCTCAGCGGTTGGCAAGGACATTAGTTCAGCACGGGTATCAGCAAAGCTTTGTTGCTGTGACCAAGAATAATCCATTCATTACAGAATATGTATGGAGGAGTAATGGTAGTCGTGTATGTGAACTGTGTAAAGCACGTGATGGTCAGCATTACAAGAAAGATGAGTTACCTTTGGACCATCCGAATGGAATGTGTACGATGGAGCCTGTAGTTGCAAAGAATATGGTTGACCAGTTGGCAGATTGGTTTAATAGTCCCGATGGCACCTATCCAGAAATTGATGAATTTGCTGGCAACTTTGGATGGACTAAACAAACTTTGAAAAAAGATGTAGTTTCTACTGCAAAGAATAAAATTGTAAATGGTACAGATATATCGCAATCTTGGCAAAGAAGAGCAGACAAATTTGATTTTGAAATCGATGATGTTGTTGATGCTCAAGGTTTTAATGGGCTTCCAAATGTTGTTTCAGCACGCGAATTTGATGCAGCTGTTAAAAAATCTAATTTCATTGCGCAAAGAGTATACTCTGCTCCAAGTCAAGATGTGCTTGATGCATATCGAAATCAACTTTATAATGGTAAATGGTATATTGATTGTTCTACCGGAGGTTCTGCATATGGAAAAGGTATGTATGGTACTTATAGTCTTGGTACTAAAGTCACAGAAAAAATGAAACAAGACATGATTTCATATGGTTCAAATTTGAAATTTGCAAATGTAGAAACATTCACGTTGTCAGAAGATGCAAAAATAATTACTTCATCTGAATTGACTAATCTTCAGATGGAATTTTCATCTAAAATTATGCGCTGGTTCAGAGAGCGTGGTGGTTTTAAAAATGAGGAAGCCGTTAAGTGGGCTGAAGATCGTTCTTTGCTTGTGAATGATTCTGGAACATTTGCAGCGTCTTTAGGATATGATGCAATAATTGTTGATAATGGAATGGATAATTATTGCATTATATTAAACCGTACAAAAGTTATTTTCAAGAGGACATAATATTATGATTGAATTTGTAAGAAATAAAAAAACGGGTATTCTTGAGGTTTGGAAAGATGGAATTAAAATTGGTGTTGTTACAACGATGGGTGATAAGATTGCAGAAGCAAAATGAATATGGTAGCACTAACCAACAAGAGCCCCCAGATTAAACAAGATGACTTCTGGTTAACTTTAATGATTTGGATTATAAAATCCTTATTAAAAGATTTTGATTTAACCCGAATGATTCTGGAACCTCTGGTGGGTATTATAATTTTGGATATTTTGATAGGCCTAAAAATAATCGAAATAAAGTTCAAAACTTTTAAAAAAAGGGTGTACAAAATATCTGATTTGTGGTATAATAAACTCAAGTGGTAAGGTTGCTAGAAATTAAAAAGGAGAAGGAATCCTATGGATAAAAATGAGTGTAAGCAAATGACGCTTTTGGTCGAGTGTGAAAACTGCAAACAGAAATTTCAGGTTGGAGAACAGAATGCGGTAACTCACAAGCATAAGTTTGTTGTGGAAGGTGAAGTAATTTACTTGACATATTACGATTGTCCAAGTTGTGGCAGACGTCATTTTGTTCAGATTGATAACGATAAAACTTTGCAGCAACTAAATGATGTTACTTCAAGGTTTAAGAGTTTATCGGTCAAACGAATTAAAGACCAGCAAATTTCAAGAAAACAATCGGCAAGATTTGAGAAGGCACGAAAGCACCTGGCTAATAATAGGATTGAATTGATGAAGAAATATACCGGTAAGTTGGTGCACGACAACGAAACGGATTCTGACTTTGAGCTGAGGTTTTCGGTATGAGTCAAGAGAAAACAATTACGTGTAATGAATGTGGATTTGAGTGGCCTCTCAACGCCGTACAGATACAAGAGGAACAAATTGAAATTGAGAATGAAAAGTTACGTTTAAGTTTCTTTACGTGTCCAAAGTGTAATAAGATTTACCGGGTAGCTTTAATGGATGCTCGTTATGATGAATTAAAAATGGACCTTGAGAAAGCAAAAAGGAGAATACGAAGAAATAATGGTAGCAATAACGAGGAGCTGGCCAGAGTGCTTACTAATGCAGCCAATAAAAAGTTAGAACGATTAAGAAATCATGTAGACAAATTGGCAGCAAAATATTCAGGGACATTTACCTATGTGGTGTCCGAAAATAAGCACAAGGAACTTGTATATCTACCATGAGTATCATGGAATTTTGAAAGGAGAAAATAAAATGGCTGAAGAAAAGAAAGACCTCATTGACGAGGAAGTGGAGAACAACGAGGAAGTTGAGGACCAGAACGAATCTGGAAAAGCTGGTTTTTCTGATAATAAAGGCAGTGAGTCTAAGGGTAATGAATCGAACAAGCCTGCCGGTAAAACATTTACGCAGGAGCAGGTAAATCGTATGATGACTCGAGAAAAGAATCAAGGTCGTAATGCGGCTTATAAAGAGCTTGGTATTGACCCGAAAGATACTAAGATGGTGAATATGTTTAAGGCTTTTGTTGAGAGTCAGAAAACAGAAGACCAAAAAGCTGCTGAAAAACAGAATGAAGACCAGCGAGCAATTGAAGAGGCGAACAATCGTGCTCTTGTAGCTGAAGCAAAAGCTGAAGCAATGACTATGGGTGTTAAAGCCCAGTATGTTGAGGACATCGTAACGTTGGCACTTTCTAAGCTGACTGAAGATGGTGACCTCAAAACAATCATTGGTGAGTTTAAGACCAAATATCCTGTTTGGTTTGGTGTTGAAGAAGAGGATAAGGACGATAAAGGTTCTAAGACTGGTCAGAAAGGTACAGGCTCTTCTGTGAAATCTGCCGATAAGACCAAAAAGGGTGAGGAAAATAAAGGCCTTGGTCAGAGACTTGCCGCACAGCGTCGTGGTAATGGAAAGAAATCCAGTTACTGGGGCAAGAATAAGTAATTAGGAGGTAAATGAAATGTTGAATCGTAGTGGTATTTCTAAGACTACTCTGACTGCAACTAGGCAGATTCTTGCTAATGTTGAGCTTCAGAGTTCTGTTGGTTGTATCGTGCCTAAAGCTCTTGGCGTTGCTGTAGGTTCCAAGACAATTGCAAAAGCAGGTACTCCTATCAAGATTGATTTGATGAATCTTCAGACAGCAGCTGTTAAGGCTGATGGTACTACAGCTCTCAATGCCGTGTTGCTTCACGACGTTGATGTAACTGACGGCAATGCTAATGGCACTGCCTTGATTTTTGGTTTTGTGAACGTGAATCGTGTGGATTCCGACGTTGCTACTGCAATCACTACTGCACTTGGTGCGACCGGTGTCTCTAAACAGATTACGTTCATGAAGGCGTAAGAGAAGGAGGAAATAAGAGATGACTATTTTCGATTTGATGCAGAGTACTGAACTCGTTGCATATTGGGAAGAGCTCACTCAGGACGAAGCTCCGTATCCTTGCGAAGAGCTGTTCCCTGATGACAAGAAGCGTGGCATTTCCCTCAAGTGGATTAAGGGTTCCAAAGGTCTCCCTGTTGTGCTTAAGACTTCTGCTTTTGATGTGCATGCGATTCCTCGTGCGCGTATCGGCTTTGATAAGCTCACTGCAGAGATGCCTTATTTCAAGGAGTCTACTTATATCGATGAAGAGCTTCGTCAGGAACTCAATCTTGTTCTTGAGACTGGCAATCAGGCTTACATCGATTCCGTTATGAACAAGATTTTTGACGATGAAACTCGTCTGCTTCGTGGTGCTGCCGCTTCTCGTGAGAGAATGCGTATGATGGCGCTTACTACCGGTGTTATTTCTATGGCTGCTAATGGCCAGAGTTTCACCTTTGATTATGGTGTAACTCATAAGGGTAATGCTACTGTTGCATGGTCTAATCATGCTACTTCTGACCCGATCGAGGACATCAGAGTTGCAAAGGAAACCATTCAGGATGAGACCGGCGCTACTATCACTCGTGCTATGTGTGATGGTGCTACTTGGAGAGATATCCGCAACAATGAAAAGATTAAGAAGGCAATTTTTGTTCTTACCAACGGTGCTGGTGCTATCTCTGATAAGCAGCTTCGTCAGTACATTATGGACGAGCTTGAAATCGAAGTTGTTGTTAACGATAAGCGTTACAAGGATGAGACCGGTGCTACTGCTAAGTTTATGCCTGAGAACACCTTCGTTATGTTCCCTGATGGTGACCTTGGTAAGACCTGGTTTGGTACTACTCCTGCAGAGTCTGACCTCATGTCTGGTTCTGTTGCGAATGTGTCTATCACTGATACCGGTGTTGCCGTTACTACTGTTCAGAAGGCTGACCCTGTTCAGGTTGAGACTATCGTTTCTATGATTTGTCTGCCTTCCTTTGAAGCGGCTGACCAGGTTTATATTCTGGACACCACCGCAGAATAAGGAGGTACGAGCATGGTTAAGATTACGAATGGTGTAAATGTGTTCGAAGTAACTCGTGGCGCCTTTGATGGGATTTATTCCCGTCAAGGGTACACGATTATGGACGAGAACAAGAAAGCTGAAGCTCCGGCTGTACCTGTTGCTCCTGAAAAGACCGAGGATGAGATTTTTGTGGAAGAGATTCTTGAAAAGCCTATTTCTCAGTGGAATAAGGAAGAGGTAAAGCGTTTCGCAGCTATCAAGGAAATCGACATTTCCGGCACCAAGAATGCCAATGAAGCTAAGGAGATTATCAAGTCATTCCTTGAAGCTCAGGAACAGGAATAAGAGGTGAACTCCATGACGGATATTGAGAGGATTAAAAAGGAAATACGAGAAGCTCAGTCTCCGTACTTTGATGAAGACGACTTCCAGTACTACCTTGATAAGAATCATGGCAATGTGGATGTTACCATCTATGAGATGCTTATTATCAAGTCTGAAGATTCTACAATCTCCGTCAGTGGTTTGTCCACTCAGGACACTTCAGCTTATTTTAAGCGATTGGCTTCCCGTTATAAACCGTTTAATTCCGGTGAATTGATGGGAGGTTGATGTCATGATTAACACGAGGTTTGAAGCTTACAAATTAAAAAGAGAGTTAAAAAGAAGTGGTATCGATTACGAGTTTCAGAGACTTGGGGTAAATGACTTTGGTGAACCTGATGATGAGCCAACTGTGGTAGGCAGTCTTAAAGGATTGTATCATGAGCAGAATAGTAATATTGAAATTACGACAGGTGACACAACACGAGTTCGCACAAAGAAGATTCCCATGATACTCTGTTTGTTTGATGATGCCACTTCTTTAGCTTTAAAGATTGATGACTTTCTGTTTATCAATAAGAAAAAGTTCAAGGTGACCGGAATCGTAAACATTCAAGAATGGAGTATCATTTCAGATATTTCATTGGAGGTGGTTGACGATGGCGTTCAGTCTTGATTATAATGGAAGTTCTTTGAAGAAAAATTTGGATAATATGTCCACAAAGCTTGGTGCAGTGATTTTGATGTATTCTGCAACGAAAGCAGCGGAATTACAATCCAAGATGAAGTTAAACCGACCTTGGACTGATAGAACTGGTATGGCAAAAGCAATGTTGTCTGCCAAAGTTTCTCAGCCCTCTCAGAATATAGTACGAATTACATTAGCTCATGGTGTATCGTATGGTATTTGGTTGGAACTTGCACATGAAAAGAATTATGCAATCATCGCACCGACTATCAGAGAGGAAGGTCCAAGAATTGTCGAGGACTTAGGTGACCTGATGTCGAGATTAAAGTTGTGAGGTGATTGATATGATTGACAGTAAGTTTGAGTATGCTGAAAGCAGGTGGCAAGATATTTATTTGCACTTGAAGAAAGCAGGCTTTAATGTGTATTCACCAGGCATTAAAACAGGTGAATGTACGAAAGAATACTTAGTGGTAAAAAACGATGGTTCGTCAAAGCATGCGTCGTTTAGTACTGACAATGACTTCTATGCGGTTATGTGTTATGTGCCACGAAATAAGTATAGTACTTTAGAGCCTTTGGTTCAAAGAGTAAAAGAAGCCATGAAAGATTTGGAGCCAATGATACTTCCGTATGGAACCCAGACATCAAGTTATTATGATGATAGTTTCAAAGCTCACATGGTTAGCATAGAGTATAAGAACTATAAAAAGATAACGAGGAGGTAATGATAATGGCTAATACTGTTAAGAAGTCTAAAGCTGAAATCGCAACGATTGATGTGTCGTTGGTAACGATTGAAGTTGATGGCACTGAGTTTGGGTTTGATACTGCAAGCTCCATTGAAGTTGAGCCTCAGATTAACGAAGAAGATGCAATCACCCTTGTTGTAAAGGGTATTCTTCGAGCTCAGAAGCCTGCTGTATCTACAATCACCGGAAACCAGATTACGTTGACTGACAACGTATTCAATCCTGAGCTTGTTCAGGTCCTTCAGGGTGGTAAGATTAAGTATTGGACTAGTGCAGAACATACAACCGAAGGTGATGCCGATGCTGGTTTTGGTATTTCGTCTTATACTCCGCCTGTCGCCGGTTCCGCAGATAAGGGTAAGGTATTTAAGCTGAATGCTTACTCTGCAAATTATGATGCTTCTGGGCAGATTGTTCAGTATGAGAAGATTACGTATCCAAACTGTCAGGGCACGCCAGTTGCGCTTAATTCTGAAGATGGTGCGTTCCGAGCTCCGGAGTATACCATCAACAGTGCTCCTAAGTCTAATGAAGCACCGTATGTTATTACGTATGTTGATGAGCTTCCTGAACTTCAGGCTTCAGAGTAGTTAAGTTAACTTAAATTGAGAATGAATTGAATTAAAGAAAGGAAAGTGAGAAAAATGAATGAATATGGAAACAGTGGTCAGTTTACGGGAGGAATGCAGCAGATTCCAGTTGTACCTCAGCAGAGCGTTAGAGCACAGGTGAAGCCTGTAAATGGTGATGAACCGATGAACATTACATCTCTTGCAGATTTGCAGAGTTATGCAGCTGGTACGGTTGTTCGTTTCCCTGACTTTGCGGAAGGTCAGCCTTTTGTAGCTCGCGTTCGTAGGCCGAGTATGCTTGTTCTTGCTAAGCAGGGTAAAATTCCGAATAGTTTGCTTTTTGCAGCAAGTGAGCTGTTTGCAAAAGGTGGTGGGGGTATGGACCCTGACAATGTAAACATGCTGAGTGACATGTATGGTATCATGGAGGTAATTGCTAAGTCTTGTCTGATTGAGCCTACTTACGATGAAATCATCGGTTCGGGTATGGAATTGTCTGACGATCAGATTACTGCGATTTTCAATTATACGCAGAGAGGTGTAAAAGCACTCGAATCCTTTCGTAAAGAGTAAGAACATTCTAAACGTGCTGGGGCTAGCTAATGTCTACAAGGTTAGACCCAGCACGTTATTAGATTTAACTGACCCTTATACTTCGTATTGTTTTGATGAAGCATGTGCATTTATCATTCAGAAAATGGAGAACAAAGAAGAACCTGTCTTTAGACAGAAATTCGGTTCATTTAAAGAAATGTATAAACATTACACGAATAAGTAAGGGAGGTGAGAGATGTGGCCGTGGATGTTGGTTCAGCTACTGGTTACCTGGACCTTGATATTTCAGGATTTTTAGCCAATCTAAGAACTGCTCAAAGCGAAGCTGACAGAGTAAGCAAGAACATGGCAACTAAGGTTGGCAACAACATTACAGGTATTGGGAAAAGCATGACTTCGGTTGGCTCAACTCTCACGAAATCTGTAACAGTTCCTTTGTTAGGTATTGGCACCGCTGGGCTTAAGGTCGCTTCAGACTTTGACTCAGCGATGTCTGGTGTTAAGGCAATTTCTGGAGCTACAGGTGAGGAGTTTGATGCATTAAGAGCTAAAGCAATTGAGCTTGGTGGTGAAACAGCTTTTAGTGCAAATGAAGTTGCTGAAGCTATGACAGAGATGGCTAAAGCCGGTTGGGATTCTCAGCAGATTCTTGATGGTATGGGCGGCGTTCTTGATGCCGCAGCTGCTTCAGGTGAAAATCTTGGAACAGTAAGTACTATTGTTGCTGATGCAATTACTGGTTTTGGTTTGGAAGCGAAAGAATCTACCAGAGTTGCTGACTTACTTACTCAAGCAGCGAATAGTGGTACGATTGGTATTAACGATCTTGGCGAATCGTTTAAGTATATTGCTCCTGTTGCAGGTTCAATGGGCTTAAGTATTGAAGACGTAACGACTGCGTTGTCTGCAATGTCTATGTCTGGTATCAAAGGTTCTCAAGCAGGTACCTCTTTAAGGGGCGTGCTTACGAGAATGGTTAAGCCTACTGACCAAGTGGCAGCGGCGATGGATGAGCTTGGAATTGTACTCACAAATTCTGATGGTACGTTTAAGAGCTTAGACCAAATTCTTTCAGAAATGAGAGGAAGCTTCAGCGGTTTAACTGATGAGCAGAAAACATTTTATGCAGCAACGTTAGCGGGTCAGGAAGGTATGTCTGGTCTGCTGTCTCTGTTGAATATGTCTCAAGAAGAGTATGATGAGATTGCTGCAAGTATGGATAATGCCGGCGGTGTTGCGAAAGAAACTGCTGAAGTAATGAGAGACAATTTGTCGGCTGACGTCGAAGAGCTTATGGGTTCTTTGGAAAGTTTAGCGATTACGTTGGCATCATTGATTGTTCCTGCTTTAAGAGACTTTGTTCAGTGGCTTACACAGCTGATTAACAAGTTCACAGCTCTTAGTCCAGAGACTCAGAAAACAATTCTTACGATTGCAAGTATTGCAGTGGCTATTGGTCCGGTACTTATGGTGCTTGGTAAGCTGACAACGAGTGTTGGTAGTATAATTACTACATTCGGTAAAATCCCTGGAGCAATTGCAAAAGCCAAGAGTGCATTCACTGCAGTTAGTGCTGCCATTGGTGGAATCTCTGCTCCGGTTGTAGCTGTGGTTGCTGTGATTGGTGTTTTAATTGCTGCATTTGCAAACTTGTGGAAAACTAATGAAGAGTTCAGAAACAAGATGACAGCAATTTGGGACGGTATAAAATCCAAGTTCGAATCGTTTGCTCAAGGCATAGTCGATAGGTTAAACGCTCTTGGCTTTGATTTTGAGAATTTTGGTGAGGTCGTAAAAGCAATTTGGGATGGCTTCTGTAGTTTGCTTGCTCCGATTTTTGAAGGAGTATTCAACCAAGTAAGTGTAATTCTTGGTTCAGCGCTTGATGCATTGACTGGAATCTTTGATGTGTTTATCGGTATCTTTACCGGCAATTGGGACCAAGCCTGGCAAGGTGTCAAAGAGATATTTGGTGCTGTTTGGGATTTGATTAAGGGAACTTTTGAATCTTGGGCTATAGCATTCAAAGGAATTGCTGATACTGTGTTAGGTTGGTTTGGAACTACATGGGATGAGACTTGGACAAATATCAAGCAGTTCTTTGTAGATATTTGGAATGGAATCACTTCGTTCTTCTCGAATGTGATAAATTCCATTAAGATGGCGGTGTCCAATTTTATTACGACTATCATAAACTTCTTTGCTCAGCTTCCTACAAATATTGCTAACTTTATTACTAATGCTTATAATAGCGTGGTGACATGGGTAAGCAATATGGTCGCTAAGGCAAGGGAAATGGGACAAAATTTCCTGAATGCAGTCGTAAGTTTCTTCACAAATTTGCCATATAAGGTCGGCTACTTTATTGGTAATACTTTGACTAATATCGTAATTTGGGCTGGTAATATGGTAACCAAAGCCAGGGAAATGGGAACGAACTTCCTCAACACTGTGGTATCGTTCTTTATTCAGCTTCCCGGAAAGATACTTCAATTTATTACCAGTGCATTTAATAATGTTCAGATTTGGGCTACTAATATGGTAAATAAAGCTCGAGAGATGGGAACAAACTTTATTAACAATGTCGTTAGTTTCTTCACTCAGCTTCCTGGTAAAGTATTGCAGTTTATTACGAGTGCTCTCAATAATGTGCAAATGTGGGCCACTAATATGGCAAACAAAGCACGTGAAATGGGTACTAACTTCATCAACAACGTAGTAAGTTTTATGCAGCAGCTACCAGGTAAAATTAAGCAGTATCTTGATAGTGCAATAAATAACCTCAAGACTTGGGTTACTCAGATGGGTCAAAAAGGTAAAGAGGCAGTTCAGTCACTTATCAACAATGTCATGTCGGCAGCAAGCGGTATTGCAAGTAAAGTTGCTTCTATTGGTAGTGACATTGTAAGTGGTGTTTGGAATGGTATAAAAGGTGCAGCAGGTTGGTTTAAGGACCAAGTGACAGGTTTCTTCTCTGGCATTGTTGATGGTGTGAAGGATGCTCTTGGTATCGGTTCACCGTCTAAGGTATTCAGGGATAAGATTGGTCGCTGGTTGCCACCTGGCATTGTTAAAGGTTTTGAAGCTGCAATGCCTTCGGCTATGAAAGCAATTCAGAAAGACTTGAATAAGGGAATCGATAATATTGACGCTGATGATATTTCAATTGGTGCCGGTATCACGGTATCTGGATTTGCCGATAAGCTTAAGTCGATTTACAATGACGTTGTATTGTGGTTTGAGTCTGTTGAAGCTCGAATCAATGGTTCAATTCAGAGAATGACAGAATCTCTTGCAGGTTTAATTAGTCAGGGAAGATTGATTGTAAATTCTGATGGTACGCTTGGTTATATTGGCTACAATGGATTTACAAGAATTCCGACGTCTAATGACGATAATCGTTATGGTGGAAATAATAGGGATGATAGAGGTGGCGGTGATACGTTTATCTTTAATAGTCCTAAGGCAATTGATGAAATTGAAGCTGCAAGACAGATGAAACAGACTAAACGTGACATTGCAGAAGGATTTTAGAAAGGAGTGGTAAAATGGTCGAAGGAATCAAACTTCAGAATGTTGAGACCAGAGCTGTATTAACTCTGGATATGATATCGACTCCTAATTATGTACTAAATTCTGTAGACTGGGGTTCTGTTGAAAGTACTCACCACTCCTACAAGTATGTGAATCAGATTGGTGTGTATGTAACAGGCACCAGTTTGGAAACTCGACAGGTTGAAATTATTGGCTGGGTGATTGGAGATAACGAAGCAACGATGACACAAAGGAAATCAATATTGAATCGTTTCTTCAATCCTCAGCAAGCTGTCGATTTGTTCTATAAGAATTATGTATTAAGGTTTTTGCCGAATACATCAGTTAGGTATTCAACGGCTATAGCTGAGAACAATGAAGTTGTTTGTAAGTTTAGTGTTATTGGTTACTGCCCCGACCCGTTGTTTGGAGAAGAAACTGAAAATAAGGTTGCAGCAGCAAGTACGATTCCAAAGTTTCATTTTCCACTGATTATTTCGCAGACACCCAATCCTCCAGGAGGAATCATTTTTGGTTTAAGACAGCCAAGTTTGATTGTAGCTATTGAGAATAGTGGAGCTGTTGCCATAGGTATGCGTATTGTGTTTAAAGCAATTGGTACCTTGTCTGGGCCAAGTTTAATAAACGTTAATACACAGAAATATTTTAAAGTAAATAAAGAGATGACTGCCGGTGAGGAAATCGTTATTGATACAATCATTGGCCAGAAGAAAATTGAAGGAACGCTAAATGGTTTGACATCGAACTACTTTAAGTATCGAGACCTTGATAGTGAGTGGCTGCAGCTGCAAGTTGGTACGAATCTATTTAGATATGATGCAGACCAAAACATTGAAAATCTTGAAGTGTATATCTACTTCAGCAATAAGTATTTGGAGGTGCAAGAATGTTATTAGAAAAGCAAATTCAGATATTGGTGTTTGAAGTAAATGATACGACATTCGATAGTATTGGTGAAGTTAACCAGTATGAAAGTTTAATTTGGCCTGATAAGTTTAACGGGTTTGGTACTTTTGAATTATGGGCACCAATTACTGATGAAAACTCGCAATATTTCAAAAAAGGGAATATACTTTGGTGCGGAGGAGATAATGCAGCGGTTGTTGAGATTGTTAAGTCTGAAATAGATGAGATTGGAACGAAGACATATAATGTTAAAGGACGCACTCTTGAAATGTTATTGACGACTCGAATTATTTGGGGAACGTATAATGCAGTAAATAAAGATGTGTCTACTGCAATGTATGAAATCGTAAATCAGAACTGCGTAAATCCTTTAAATGCTAATCGTAAAATTCCATATTTGAAATTGGCAGAAGATTTGAAGTTTGGTGGCAAAATTACATACCAGAAAACTGGTGGTGAAGTTTATGATTCGTTAAGTACGATCGCAAGTACATATGACCTTGGATTTAATGTTCTATTTAAGCCAAAAACGAAAGAATTGATTTTTGAAGTAGTTGAAGGCGTAGACAGGACGGTTGAGCAAAGTACAAATGACCCTGTTGAGTTTAGTACCGAGCTTGAAGATTTGCTTTCGAGCTCTTATTATACGAATGACCAGGATGTTAAGAATGTTGCCTTTGTTCAAGGGGAAGGGAGCGGAAGCTCAAGAAAATCTGTAATTTCAGGTGAAGCAGATTCAAAAGGCTTCGGAAGAAGGGAGTTGTATGTTGATGCAAGAGACCTTCAATCGACATCAGTTGATGAGAACGGTGAAGAGCAGAATTTATCTCCAACCGAGTATACGCAAGTATTAACTCAAAGAGGAGACGATAAACTATCTGAGTGCAAAACAACGGAAACGTTTGAAGCACAGATTCGAGTATTTGGTGATGTTCAGTATGAATTTGGAGTTGATTATAAAAAGGGCGATAAGGTTACGGTTCGTGATGAACAGCTTAATGTTGTTGTATCAGCTCGAATTACTGAAGTTCAAGAAGAATTTGATGATGAATATACTTTGGTATTAACGTTTGGGTATTCGTATCCGACGATAATGCAAAAAGTGAAGCAGCAAATATCTTAGGAGGTGAGGTAAATTGGAACGCTGTGGATTTTTTGATGCGAATCTTGTAGGTGAAGAATATGATAGAGTCTATTTGGCAGCTCAGTTCGCAGCTTATTTTGCGAGCTTCATTGGAAATGGAGTTTATGCAGAACATTCAAATCAGTTGCAGGTTGTAGCAATGCCTACACCTCAAATGCAGGTTGGTGTTGAAAAAGGACAAGGCTGGATTAACGGGTATTGGTATGAAAACACAGACACGATGTATTTACCAATTGAAGTTGCTGATGGTGTTCTAAATCGAATTGATTCAATCGTATTACGTCTTGGTTTTGCTGAACGTAATATGTGGTTGATGGTGAAGAAAGGAACGCCAGCTGTAAATCCAATCGCTCCTGAGGTAACAAGAACCGCAGACTATTATGATTTACAGTTGGCTACTGTTAGTATTCCTGCCAGCTCAATCAGGATTACTCAAGCACAGATTCAAGATACGAGAATGAATCAAGATGTTTGTGGTTGGGTAACAGGCGTGGTTAAGCAGCTTGATACGACAACTTTGTTTAATCAGTTTGAGGCGTATTTTCAAGAGTTCAAAGAGAATAATCAGGCTGATTATGAAGAGTGGACTGAAACACAAAAGCAAGCTTGGCTTTCATGGGTTTCTGGGCAAGAAACAGATTTTACTGATTGGACGGATGAGCAGAAAGAAGAATATGAAACTTGGTACGCGACGCATATCAATCAGTGGCAGTCTGATTTTGATACCTGGTTTGAAAACATTAAAGACCAGCTTGGAGAAGATGCTGCAGGAAATTTGCAGAATCAAATTGATGAGCATGAAGCAAGATTGAATAATCTTGAAATGATGTTACTTGCTACAGGTATGCTTTTTGCAGCTAATGAAATTTCGTCCGGCGAATGTTTAACAACGAATGACGATTATGTGTTGTTGTTCCAGTGGCCAATTTGTCAGTGTTAAGTTTAACAAACTATAAACAATAAATGAACAAGGAGGAAAATATAATGAGTGTACTTTCTGTACAAACTAAAAAGATTCCTGAGTTACAAGCTACTACAGATATTGTTGAAAACGACATGATTATTGTTGAGCTTGCAGACGGTGGCACAAGAAAGATGACGTATAGTGATTTTATCACCGTAATTAAGGCTTCACTGGAATATCCTGATGAAGCAGTACTTAGTATGGCAGATGTTGTTAACGTTCAGACGAATGACGAAACAAAGATTCCCACAGCCAAGCTCGTATATGATATGTATCAGGCTGATGCTGTAATGCGCAGGGAAATGGATTGTTTGAACGGTATCAAAGAAAAAGGTAACCTTATTGACATTGATACGTTGATGGGTTATGTAAAAGCCGGAGAGCATCACAAATATGCTATCGGTGATTATTTCGAAGATAATGGTATTCAGTGGGCAGTTGCAGCACGTAACTGGTACCCCGCATGGGCATTCGGGGATAGTGTTTCAAGACCTGAGCATATTGTGTGTATGCCTGTTGATTTTCTTGCAACATCTTATCAGTTCAATACATCAAATACTAATACTGGTGGTTATGCCGGAAGTTTGATGCCTGCAAATATGGAAACCGAGTTTGGTAAGCTTGGTTCCAAAGTTAAAGCTTATTGTAAGCAAACTCGTATTTATGAGAACAACAAAGGTGCCTGGGCAGCAGCAATGAGAAGCATGAGACTTCCTACTATTGTTGAGGTGACCGGAAACCAGGGCTGGGCAAATGAAGGATATTCTGGTGGTGTATGCAGCCAGTTGCCTTTGTGTCAGAACTCTCTTTTCAGGATTCGTTCTACATGGTATTGGTGTTTAGACCCTTCTTCTGCAAGCACCGCGTACTTTTGCATTGTCAACACCCTCGGCGGCATTAGCGGCCCCAACAACGCCTCCAACTCTGGGCGGGTTCGCCCGTTAATCGTTCTTGCTTAATCATCAATCGTGGCGGCGAAAGCCGACACATAATGATTCGAAGGAGGAACTAATGTGAGCGTACCAAAATGGAGAAGGTCTGGTTCTAAATTGGACGCATTTTATGAAGCTGTTAAGTTACGACATATCGTGACACAGATGATAATGCGCTCATACGGAATGAAGACAAAGCACAAAAGTTTAATTCCTGATAGACTTAGGGATAAATATTCTGACCTTGCAAAATTGTTTGAGAAAATTGATAAGTATCAAACAAAGGTTGAGGAAACTAAAGTGCTTAGTAAGTATGATGATTGGATAGTTTCACGAACGAGGAATAATCTTTTTAAGTATACATCAAATTTGGTTGCTCATATCTCTGCAGCCAATGAGATTAAGTGCACACTTGATTTTGAGTTTAAGAAGAGAATTTCGCTGGAAGATGAAGCTATAAGTGATATCGCCAATATTAGGCAGGAAGTTCAATTTGTTGAAGAGTTCTTTGACATTGATTTGAATAAGTATATGGAGTACTCTGAGCAATTGGAGAAAACTAAGAATTATTTGTATCGATGGAAAAAGTCAACAGTGAATGAGTATAAGAAGTTCTTAGAAGAGAAAGAAGGAAAGCAATAGATTGATGAACGGAGGGCAGCAGGCCGTAAAACAAAATGCTGCATGGGTTACGTGCTAAAAACCGCGAACTTTTGCAATGTCAACAACAATGGCAACTCGAACAACAACAACGCCTCCAATGCCAACGGCTTGGCCCCGATATCGTAATGGTTTACTAAATGTAGGCTCTGACCGATTCAAATCAAAAACGATAGGAGTGCGTGACCCTGGCTAACGCCTAAATTTATGGTGTGAGTTTTCACCATACTCATGTAGTATGCGACGTACCTTAGTTTAGGTCATGAAAAGACTAAACGACTAAGTGGTACTATAAGCGGCCATTTAATTTTACTATGAAACAAGTTCAATATACAGATTATGATAGTGTAGCAAACGCGAACAATCTAATGAAGTCAGGAAAGAAGTGCATAGGTGGTGTTTCTTGGAAATATTCAACTCAAAACTTTTATCTTGACAGAATTCGTCGAGTTAGGAAGTCAAAAGAGCGGCTTGACAATATGGAAAGAATGTCTGATGGTTTTACGACGTTTAAGATAAATGAACGAGGTAAAATCAGGAATATACGCTCTGTGCACATAAATGAGAGAATGGTTCAGAAAGCTCATTCGGAATTGACATTAGTTCCAAGGCTTCGACCAAAATTGGTGTATGATAATTATGCATCTCTTGAAGGACGAGGAATACAAATGGCCTTTGATAGATTGAAGGTGCATTTGTGGAGATATTACCGAAAGCATGGAAACAATGAAGGCTATATTTTAGTTGCAGATTTACACGCGTATTTTGATAGCATTGACCATGATTGTGTGTATGAGCAATTGAGTAAAGTTTTCAAAGATGATTTGAAGTCGTTGTATTTGACGATGGATTTTGTTGATGCATTTGGTGATAAGTCTTTGGGATTAGGAAGTTAAGTATCTCAAATTCTTGCAATGTTTTATCCGAATAAGATTGACCATTATATAAAAGAAGTTCTCAAGATTGAGGGTTTTGGAAGATACAATGATGACTTTATTCTTATACATGAAGACAAAGCATATTTGCAATATTGTCTTGATAAGATAATCGAAATGTATGGAGAGTTAGGAATAGAGTTAAATCAAAACAAAACTAAGATTTGTAAGCTTAGTACAGGTTTTAAGTTTCTAAAAACAAAAGTTCATTTGACCGAAACGGGTCGTGTTGTAATAAGGCCTGATAGAAAGTCAATAGTTCGGGAACGAAGAAAACTGAAAAAGCTTAAGACAAAACTTGATGCTGGTGAAATCGAGTTTGAAGAAGTAAGGCAGCAGTATATGTCATGGAGGGGCTATATTGCAAAGTTTGATTCGTATAAAACTCTTAAAGATATGGATAAGTTATTTGATGAGTTATTCATATTTAATTGGCATCAAAGCGAACAAGAACAAATTAAGAAGAAAAGGAGGAATTCTTACAATGTTAAATATGGAGACAAGCAAAGTCCAGCTTGCAGACGGCACGGTCTTGAACTTGAGGCTGAATGGGACTGAGTATGAATCGGATGAAGTGATTGAGGATGAAGTTCTTAGTGCATCAAATCTTGAGGATGTTACGATCGATGATGTGCATGAGGGCAAGATGGTTCTTAATTCTAAGTATCCGTTTGGTACTGGAACTCGTTTTAGTTTGAGGCATCAGACTGATGTTGAGAAGCTTATGGATGAGGTGTCCAAGGTTTCCAATGAAGCAAAGACTGCGACTAACACAGCAAACGAAGCAAAAGAAATGGCACAAACTGGAAGTGAATATGCCAAGGCCGGCAAGATTTTGCTTGGTGAGGAGGTATAAGCTATGAGTGAAATTATTGATAAGGCTTATACATTAAGAGCCAAGATTGAGCAGATGTCTCAGAATACGATTACGGAAGATGCCGAAGCTCTTGATTATTCGGAGCTCTTTCCTAATTGGGATGGAAATGGAGTAAAATACACTGCAGGATTCAGAGTCCGTTATAATGGTGTATTATATAAAGTTTTGCAGGAGCATGTATCTCAGGAAACTTGGAATCCAGTAGAGGCTCCAAGTTTGTTTGCAGAGGTTCTTATTCCTGACCCTGGTGTTATTCCTGAATGGAAGCAGCCTGAATCTACTAATGGTTATGCCAAAGGTGATAAGGTTACTCATAATGGAAAGACTTGGGAGTCTCAGGTTGATAACAACGTTTGGGAGCCTGGTGTTGGAGGAACTGAATCTTTGTGGTTTGAAGTTACCGGTTAAAATCAGCTTAGTAGGAGGATGCAGATATGTCAGATAGTCCAATTATGAGAGCTGAGCACGAAGAGTTCGTAAGGAGAATGGAGGAAGAACATAAGCACCAAAATAAGCGACTCGACCTTCTTGAAAAGCAAACTGAACAGATTACCGACATTGCTATGTCTACCAAGGAGCTTGCAATTAGTGTAAAGCAAATGGCAGAGGAGCAAAGAGAGCAGGGAAACAGACTCGAGAAATTAGAAGGGCGAGATGGTGAAATGTGGCGCAAAGTAGTTGGCTACGTCATAACTGCAGTGATTGGTATTCTGATTGGCTTCGTGTTTCGGCAAATTGGAATGTGAGAAGTTGAAAAGACAATTGAATTTTTGATTGATGTGTGTAGGGTGGCGAAAGCTGCCCTATGCGCATTTCTACACAGCAAAACTTTTTTCAAAAACTTTTCAAAAAAGGTATGTACAAATTCAAAATAACATGGTATAATATAATCAGGTTAAAGATAAGGCCTACAAAATAATGAGTGTTCAGGAGGAACGAAAAATGTACAAATTCTTAAATCTACATCCAAAAGGAAAAATAGTTGGTGATTGTGTAAAACGAGCAATTGCAGGTGCAGAAAATCGTGATTACATGGAAGTTCAAAGGGAACTTAATCGTTTGAAGAAGGAAACACATTGTGATTGTTTCAATAACAGAAAGAACATTACAGCGTATATGCAGAAGCATGGTTACATAAAGCTTAGCTTTCCTGCAGTTAAAGGTGAACCTCGAATGAACGGTGAAAGATTCTGCCAAGCATATTCAAAAGGACGATATATCTTAAATATGGCCGGGCATCTTACATGTTGTGTTGATGGTGTTATTTATGACACATGGGACTGCTCACAGAAATGTGTGTATAACGCATGGAAAGTTCGATAAATTAGGGGTGTACAAGTTGCACCCTATATGGTATAATAAAATCATAAACAAAACAAATGCTTAGGAGGGCAAAACAATGACAGTTAACTATAATACTTACAATGAAGAGAAAAAGGCGTTCTTTAAGAAACATAATAATGATTTTAGATGTGATACATCTTCTATGGATGAGTACGGACGCTATTGGAAAACATACACTTTTGAAGATGGTGCTCAGTGGTATGAAGCAATGTCACCTGAGTATGTGTCCCAAGAGGTTGAAGTTAAGATGTGTAAGATGAACATCGAAGTTAAGATGTTTAGAACAGAGTTTTGGAATACTGATGATGCTTCTTCTAAATATTATTACGAAAAATTTTAAGTCACCCTGATGAGTCTTTGAAAATTAAGACGAAACCGGCATAAGCCGGTCGGTGGCATGCGGCTACCAAATTATCAAAGGAGGACATAGGTATGTCAAAAGAAAATTTACAGAACAAAACTTGCAAAGAGCTCAGAGAGCTTGCAAAGGACATGAACATCTCTGGTAGATGGGACATGACCAAGGACCAGTTGATTGATGCAATCTTAGGAGCGGAAGTGTTAGAGAAAAACGATGAATCTGAAAGTGCTAAAGACGAATGTAAGATTGACAATCACGATGTCGTAGAGGTGGAAGATAAAGTTGAGAAAGAATCCGCCAACGTCAATGTTGATATGGCTCAGAAGATGCCGTATATTGAAAACGTCGAAATCGGTACTTTGGTTGCTTTCCGTCTTTCCAATGGTAAGGTAAAATCTGCTAAGGTCACTCGTAAGTCTACCAAGAATCGTAAGCTTAAGCTTGAGACTGATTATGGTGCTGAGTACATTATATCTTTTGATGATATTGTATGGGTACGTACAGGTAAGCGTTGGCCTCGTGGAGTTTATAAGCTTTTGAAAGGATTGGTGGATGAGAATGGCAAAGAGGAACAGAAAAGCTAAACTTAGTTCGACTGAGTGTAGACAATCTGTTCGTAAGTTCTTTGAGAGACAATCGAGATTTAAGCAGGTGCAATCACAGTTCAATGAATTGAAAGCACAATTCAGCAGTGATATGGAGGACTATTTTGAGTGTGAAGGCATCGATAAGTCACTTACGTTTTCGTATGATGATTTAGTCGAAAGCGACTTGGTGGTCAATCGTATTCAAAAGTCAAGTGTTGAGTTCGACCCTGATAAGCTTGCAAAAGCTTTAGGAAAACAGCTTGCTAAGCAGGTAATAATTAAGAAGTACGAAATCACTGACATGGACGCATTGATTGCTTACCTTAAAGAATGTGATGTGGACCCTAAAATCTTTAAGTCGTTCTTGAATGTGTCACAAACAGTTGATACTCAGGAGCTTGATAGACTTGAGGAGATTGGGAAGATAACCGCAGAACAGGTAAAAGGTTGCTACACTGTAAAACGTCAGAAACCCTATTTCACTGTTGGTGTGAAACGAGGGCATGACGATGGAGAACAAAAGTGGTGAAGCATTAGCAAAGGTTTTATGGTATTATAATCTGATACCTGATGTTGCATCATTAAGTCAGAAAATCGTTTGTCCTTTTCATGACGATGTAAACCCAAGCATGATTGTGAATTTTGAAGATGGTTCATGGTTTTGCTTTGGATGTGGATTGACTGGTGATGCAAAGAAGTTTGTAAAGCTTATGGAGTCCAATTACAATGGGCTGAATGACTTGCAGGCTTATCAAAAATATCTTCGTATTCTGAAATCCGATAAGTGTAGCGGTATAAAACTGGATAGGTCTCTGATTAAACAGAAGTCACTCCAGAGGGATTTATATAATGAAGCCTATGATTACTACCACGGATTAAGAAAAGTTAACTGGAGGGATTCTGATGAACCTGAGGTGGTGGCTGCTAGAGAATACATGACCAAGAGAGGATTCAAGCCAGGTACCCTACATAAATGCAAAGCCAAGGTTACATATAATAAGAGTTATGGAATCATATTCCCAATGCTTGACAATGGAAAGTTCAAAGGTTGGGTATGTCGTACGATGATTAAGTCGGTTGAAGAACGACGCAAATATCTATACAATGAAGGATTCAGTCGAGCAACAACTCTTGTGGGCGATTATGGAACTAAAGACTATGTGTTTGTGGTTGAGGGTTACATGGACCGATTGAAGTTTGTGCAATTTGGTGAAGACAATGTGGTTGCTATTTTAGGTTGGAAAATGTCACCTCAGCAAATTCAAAAGCTGAAAGACAAAGGAATCACGAAAGTGATAAGTGCATTGGACAATGATGAGTGTGGTCGCAAAGGTACTAAATTTCTTGAGCAACATTTCGAGGTAACGAGATTCAAATATCTCAAAGGAATAAAGGACCCAGGTGATATGACTCAAGAGTTGTTCGATAAAATGTTTAAGAAAACTATGGAAATCTATGAATCAAAAACAAGGAGGAAACCATAATGGGTTTAGTCGATAAAATTAAGCAGGATGTAAAAAGGTCCGGTCAGAACAAAGGTAAGTTCATCTACTTCAGAGAAGGTCAGAAAATCAGAGTTCGTTTCTTGACTGATATGGACGACGGAATGGAAGTTACATTCCATGATAGTTTTGAAGCCGGAATCAATGTTCCTTGTCAGGAGCTTTTCGGAAAGGATTGTCCTTATTGTGATGATGACAGTCTTCGTACTCGTTCTCAGTATATCTGGTCTGTATGGAATTATGAGACCAAGGAAGTTCAGCTGTTCATGTTCCCTGTGAATAACTGCAGCCCGATTCCTGCACTGATGGCAATGTATGAGAACTATGGCACAATCACTGACCGTGACTATGTGATTAGTGTTTCCGGCAAGCAGCAGAATAAGACGTTCTCTGTTGTTCCTATGGACAAGGTTAAGTTCAGAAATGAAAAGGCGAAAGCTTACTCTGAAAAGTCTATCCTTAAGATGCTTGATAAGGCATTCCCTTGTGATGCAACTGAGGATGACGATGAAGAAGAGGATGAGGCACCTAAGAAACGTGCTCCGAAGTCTACTGGCAAGAAGAACACTCGTAAGCCTGAGCCGGAAGATGATGACGATGAGGATGATTACGACAACGAGGATTGGTGCGAAGAGGAGGAAGACGATGTAGTCGATTACTCTGAAATGTCTGCCAAAGAGTTGTACAACCTCTGTAAGGAACGTGACATTAAGGTAGCTCCAAAGAAACCTGCTAAGTATTACATCAATCAGCTTGAGGAATGGGATGCTGCTCAGGAAGACTGGGGTGAAGAGGAGGAAGACGATGAATGGGAAGACGACTAATGCAATAACTTTGCAGCAGTTGTTCAACACTCAACTCATAACTCAAGATAAGCTCATTCATAAAGGTGTCTATGATAGATACAAGGATGAGCATACAGTTACTGTTCCTGTGGATGATGTTGGTTTAGCATCATATCATGTTCAGCAGCTTATGTCCGAGATTGGTGAGGTGTTGGACGCTGATAAAAGGTGGAAATCACATCGCAATGATAAGTATGATAAGAATGCAAAGCTTGAGGAATTGGCCGATTGTTTTGTGGTACTTATGAACATTGCAATGTTTTCCGGATTTGATGGTGACGACTTGGCCAATGCAATTCAGCAAAAGCTTGGTGTTGTGTCTGACCGTCTTGAAACTTTATAAGGGAAGTATTCACATAGTTGGGAGGGGCTAAACTCCCTCCCTACATTTTTAGAAAAGGAGAAATCGCCATGAACGATATTAAAAATATGAAGGTGTACTTTGCAAGCCCTTGGTTCAATCCTGACCAGGCAGAACGTGAGGAGCGTGTAAAGGGACGTTTGAGAGAACTTGGATTCAATGTATGGAGTCCTAAGGAGAACAGTTCGTTGTCACCTATTACTGACCCGGTAATTCGTGAGAAAATCTTCTCAGCAAATGTTGAGCATATCAAGTCTTGTGACATTATCTTCGCAATCACTGATGGCAAGGACATGGGCACCATTTGGGAAGCTGGTTTTGCTAACGGCTATAATGCGGGTATGGAGGACCCTGAAACTTTCAAGCCCATCATCATTGTGTATTATTGTGAGACACTTGGTCCGAATGGTCAGTTCAATCTGATGCTTGCTCAGTCCGGTAACATCACAATCACAAAGTTTGAGGACCTTGATAAGTTGCCTAAGTTGATTGAAAAGAATGAGGGACTTGCTTATGCTGGAATTGTTGAGTAAAGAATCCATAATGAGTGAGTACCCGCTCAAGAAGATTATCAGGTACAATCATCGTAGTAGACTTCAAGATGAGAGTGTTGCAGAGCATACTTGCTTCGTTTCCTTGTTCTGTCTTAAGATTATGGCTCAGCTCAATCTTACTCATGAGCAGGAACGACAGGTTCTGATTCTTGCAGCATTGCATGATACATGCGAAAGTCGTACATCTGACATTCCTCATGATGTCAAAGCAAACTATCCTGAGATGCAGCAAATACTCGACAGAATCGAGCAGGACTACTACAAAGAACATTGGAAAAATTATCTCGGAGAGGTGTACAAACCTGAGTCGATAGTGTATAATATTCTTAAGTTGGCAGATGCCTACAGTGTATATCAGTGGTGTTTGAATGAAAAGGCTCTTGGTAATTCTTCCGATTGTATTGGAGAGATTTACTTCGAATCTAAAGAACGCCTTGAGAAATACACGAATGAAATCAACAAACTAATTGAGAAGGAGGCCAAATAAATGAATGGTGTTCAGAATGGCTACAAAGGAATTGGTGTAGAGATTATCGGCTACACAAAGCATCCTGCAAAAGTAATGTGGGATATGCTTAAGCAGACTTGGATTCAGCTTCAGGATATTGAGTACAATCCGGAGCTCCCTATTGTAAAGGAGTTCATTACCGGTTCGGTTGATAAGAGACTGAATCCCACTCCTCAGGAAACTGTACTTATTCAGTGTGTGTTTAAGAACATATCGAGAGTAAATCTTGCGCAGCTTACTCGTCATCGTGGTTGGTTATTCCAGGTTGAATCTCAGATGCCTCAGCATGTTGAGCACAATGTCATTCTTCCTTTGAATATCGTTCAGTCTGAGTTTTATGAAAGAGCTGCTAAGCTCATTGAGGAATCTCAGAAGCTGTATGATGATATGACTAAAGGAAACGACAACGGTAAGGACCATACGGTTATCCCTTATCAGGATGCACGTTATCTGCTGATGCATGGTCAGACATGTGATGCTTCTTGTTCTTTCACTCTTCCTCAGCTTGTGAATGTGTGTGGTCAGAGGCTGGAAAACAATACAGCTGATGAAATCAACTACGCATTCAGACTTCTGCTTAAGGAGCTCAAAAAGGCAATTGCTCTTGATGATGAAATGGACGAGCTTGATAAGTTAGTCTATACCAAGAGTCTTGAGAGATGTGATTGTTTTGGTGCAGCAGCTAAGAAGTGCTTTACATGTGATGATGTGTTTGGCAACTCTTTCAAGAGATTCTGTGATGGCAATGAGCATGTAACTCATGCAACTGAAAACTGTAAGTTTGATTACAGTAAATCTGCTTGGTATGCAGAGCTTAAGCGAATCTACAAAGAGGAACCGGAACTTCTGCTTCCTGGTGAGGCTGCAATGATTGAGAGCTGGGAGGACTAATGTATGTGGGTGATTTTCGAAGGGCTTGATAAGGCCGGTAAAACAACTTTGGAATGGGAGTTTCTGAAAGTAACAAATTTCAAGCATGTTGTGATTGACAGAGGCCCTGTTGGTTACATGACCTTTGATAAGATTCTTGGTCGTGAAACAAAGCTTGGCAATCAGGAGTTTATCCACCAGGCACGAAAGATTATGAAGTCTGATGACTTTATGGTTGTGTATTGCACAGTGGAAAAAGAAACTGCTGAGGAACGTCTTACACTTCACAGTGAGACTTGTCCTTATGATTATGCTAAAGCTCAGAAACTTTATCGCAACAATGTTCGTAGGTACTACAAGCCTGAGAAAACACTTGAGCTTGATACTACAAACAAAAGCATTGATGAGTGTGTTGAGCTGATTGTTGAAAAGCTTAAGGAGGTACAGCAAGGTGAATTGTAAGAATGCAAATAGAGAAATGGGATTCGACAAATTCTCTGAATGCAATTACAACTTACACTGGAGCTTCTCAAACTTTAATAGGATTCTTATGGTGGCTGGGCAAATCGCCCAGCTGCCTATAGATTCTAGGGTATTGGAGCTTGGTGCTGGTTCAAGTGATTTAGAGAATGTGGTCAAGAAAAATTTTAAGCGTGACGATATTAAGTTCACAAGAGTTGATGGTGATAAGCGATACGAATCTGATAAGACGATTACCGTTTTCGATATTACATCAAAAGAGTTCAATACGAGAATGCATGCAAAGCTTGCTTATGACTGTGTGGTATTCATGGAAGTGATTGAGCACCTTGATAAAGACTTTGCAGCTACTATGTTTGAACGAATTGCAAGTTGGTTGGTGCCAGAAGGAATGTTGTTGTTCACGACTCCTACTCCTCCATACGAAGGAATGTATGAAGATAGAGTGTGGCCAACTGACCATAAAGAAGAGTTTACAAATTCTGAGATTTATGGTATAATAAACAAGGAGTTCAAAATCAATAAAGAGATTGGTTGGAGCCTTGAAGAACGAGAATATAATAAGCTTTTAGAGACTGATGCTAATTTGAGTATGATTGCTTCAAAGCTCAGAGGTGCATTTCCTGAAAGTTATGTAAGAGCAACAATTGCTTGTTTGTCTCCTGCTCAAGCCAATCGTCAGATATTGATGATATGTAAGAAAAGGAGAATTGCAAATGGGAAAAGAACGAAAGGGCAGGTGATTAAATAATGTCATGCGACTTGCACCGCCACGATGAGTGTTCAACATTCGATGGTTTTGGAAAGCCTGAGGAATTGGCAGCTCTTGCTAAAAAACTTGGTCATACAGCTTTAGGTGTTTCAAATCATGGTAATACAAATAGTTTGGTAAGACATTTCTATGCATGTAAAGAGGAAGGCATTAAGCCTATCATGGGATGCGAAGGATATTTCTTGCCGAAGTATAAACCTCAGACACGAGGTTACCACTTATGTTTGTTTGCTAAGACAAAGCAAGGGTACACAAATCTGAATACACTTCAGTATGAAGGTGAGAAAATCAAGTACTACAATCCTATCTGGACGTTTGAGCTGCTTGAGGAATATCATGAAGGATTGATTTGTACGAGCGCTTGTGTTGCAGGCTACTTGGCACAGTGTATTAAGTCAGGTAAGCTTGACCAAGCTGAAAAGTATCTTAGAAAGATGGTCGATATTTTTGGTGATGACTTCTATATTGAGATTCAGCCATACTCAATCACTGAACCTGGACTTCAGGAAAAGGTGAATGTTGAGTCAATCAAGCTGGCAAAGAAGTTAGGTATCAAGCTTATACTTACTTCTGATTCTCATAGAGGTGCCAAAGAGGATTTTGATACATACATGAAAATGCATGAGGTTGCCAAACATAATTTCGAAGACATTGAGGCAACCTATAAAGAACGTTACATGCCAACTGAAAAGGAAATCATGCAGCGATTCTACAAAATGCACAGAGGTGACTTTGGTGATGCCAAAGCAAAAGCCCTGGCAAAGGAAATGGTTAGGAACCTACAGGAAATCGAGGACAAGGTTGATGGTGATATTCTTGATGAGCTTGAACTTAAGCTTCCTCAGTTTGACCCCGAAAGAGATTCATTCGATTTGCTGAAAGAAAAGATTAGAGATGGTCTTAAGAAACGAGGCAAATGGAATAAGAAGTATGCAGCACGAATTAAGGAAGAGCTTGAGGTTATCAAATATCACGGTTTTGAAGATTATTTCCTTATGGTTGCTGAATATACAACATGGGCAAAAGAGCATGGGATTCAAGTCGGTCCAGGTCGTGGTTCTGGTTGCAACTGCTTGGTTAACTATGCATTGCACATTACAGATGTTGACCCGATTTTATTTGACCTTGATTTTAGTCGATTCTTACGAATCGATAAAAAGAAGATGCCCGATATTGACCTTGATTTTGAGACATCACGTCGAGCAGAAGTAATTCAGCATTTGCTTGATAGGTACCCAAATAATGCAGCTCAGATTTGTTCTTATGGTCTGTATCGCGTTGACAACCTCATAAATGACCTTGCAAAAGTTTGTGGTTTAGAGGGAAACAAAGAAGAGATTAAGCAAATCAAAACTTTTATCAATGGACATATCACTGAAGGTTTGCTTGACCTTGAAGCTATCGCTAATTCTGCAGAAGCTAAAATGTGGAATGCACAATACGATAACATCATCAAGCACTTTTGTAAGTTGTATAATAAGATACGTTTTATTGGTACACATGCAGCTGGTGTTGCTATTACTGGTGGAAACATTCTGGACTATACAGCTGTTCGTATCGATTCAAAGACTGGTAAGCACTTTACAAACTATGACCTGAACGATATGGAAAAGATTAAGGTTATTAAGTTCGATATTCTTGGTCTGACAACCATGTCAAGTATTGGTGAGCTTAGGCAGCTTACAGGTCATGATGAGTTCGATGAAGACTGGGTAAACGATGAGCAAATCATGAAAGCTTTTGGTGAAGGCAATTGTGATGGTGTATTCCAGTTTGAAAAGAAATCGGTTCAGGAAATGTTGAGAGTAATGCAATGTGATTGTTTCGAAGATGTGATTGCAGCATCAGCTATGAACAGACCTGGACCATTAAGCTTAAAGATGCCTGAAGTATATGCAGCCAATAAAGTTGACCAAGCTCATATCGATACGAGTTTGCCATACTCAAAATATCTCGAGAAAACTTATGGTTGTGTGGTGTATCAAGAACAGGTACAAGCTATTGCAGTTAACATTGGTGGATTGGAGTGGCCTGAAGCCGATAAGATTTTGAAGATGCAACGTGGTGGTACTGAAAAGGCAATCAGAAATTTTGAAGAGAACTACGACAACTTCGTAAAGAAGTTTGAGGCCGGTGCAAAGAAACATGGCATGACCAAGGAACAGGCATTCGAAATCTTTGATAAGTTCTTCAACTATGCATTCAACAAAGGACATGCTACGGGATATAGCTTAATCTCGGTCGAGGAAATGTACTACAAAATCTATTATCCTACAGAGTTCTGGTATGTGAAGATGAAGTACAGTGGTGATGAGGCTAAGATGGCTAAGTTCAAAGAGAATGCTGTTCGTGATAATGCGGTGCTGTTCTTGCCACATGTTAACTATTCAGCTGATTATACGCTTCGAAAGGTTGAAGGTGAAGTGATAATTCAGGAAGGATTAAGCTCAATCAAGGGAATCGGTGAAAAGGCAGCTGCAGCAATTGAAGAGGAGCGGAAGGCTCACGGTGTATTTACAAGCTTTGATGACTTTTACGACAGATGTAAGTCAAGGATTATCACATCAAGAGTTATTCAGATTTTGAAAGAGCAAGGCGCTTTGGAGTTCAATAAACGAACTTACATCAATCGTGTGACTAAATACAACAGCACGTTGTATGCAAAATCAAATCAATAAAGTTAAAATTGGGGGTGTACAACCTTTGGTCAATATGGTATAATATAATCAGAGGTTGTACATACCTACTAAATCAAAATGGAGGAAACAAATATGTTGAACAAATTCAAAGAGAACAAGAAGATTATGGAAATCAAGATGGACCAGGCAAGTAAGATGGCAGATGAAGCTGCTCATGAGTTCATCGATTCGATTCACACTCTTGTCAAAGATGCTTCAGAGGAAGACTTTAAGAAATTCTTTCAGGCCGAGGATGATATGATTGAGCCTGAGGATAAGTTGGCAGTGATTGCCGCATTTGCTGATACTCATGACGATATCGGTGGTGTCGCAATCATTGGTTTTGGCAGAAAGTAAATCAGATGGTTGCGCTTATGATTGTCCTTATAATATTCGCTGTGATATTATTCATGGGTATGATTGCCGATAAGGACATTGAAAATAGAAGGAATTTTACGTACGGATTTTGTACTGTGATTCTGGCTATTGTGGCAATCGTAGTATTCAAGATGTGATGAAAACGGAGGGCGGTCACAGGTTGGCCGCCTATCCAAGTAATTGGAGGTAAATTAAGTGTCTAAATGTAATAAGGAAGCTATTATAAAGCTTTGCAACGACATCAACAAAAAGGAAGGCGAAGGTGCTGTATATTCAATCGGCTCAAAACACGCTAACCTCAAAATCAATCGTTGGTCAACTGGTATTGAGGACCTTGATGCAATCATTGGTGGTGGAATGCCTGAAGGACGAGTGGTTGAAATCTTTGGTCCTGAAAGCTCAGGCAAAACAACTTTACTGTATCATTTGTGTGGACTTCATCCTATGTGTTTGGATATTCCTATTGAAGGAACATTTGATGCAGAACGAGCAAAGGTCTTTGGAAACAGACCAAAGCAAATGCTGATTTATCGTGCTAAGTATGGTGAAGATGCATTCAACAAAACAATTCAGTTTGCAAAAGCAGGAATCCCTCTTATTGGTATTGATAGTGTGCCAAGTATGGTACCAAAAGAAGATGCTGAAAAGGTTCTTAAGTCTGCTGAAAAGGATTCGATTGAAGAACAGCGAATTGGTGGTACAGCAAGACTTATGAATAAATACTTACCTACAATTGAGGAAATCATTGAGGTGACAGGAACAACACTAATCTTCATCAATCAGGTAAGAGATAAGATGAATGCAATGCTGTTTGGTGAAAAGACAGATACACCTGGAGGACGTAAACTCAAGCATGCATGCTCATTACGTATTCAGGTAGCAAGAAAAGCCTGGATTGAGATTCCGAATAAGAATCCATGCAATTCAGCTACAACAGAGAAGATTGGCTTGATTATGAAATGCAAAGTAGTTAAGTCAAAGGTAAGCAATCCAATGGGTGAATGCGAAATACCATTATTCTTCGACAGAGGCTTTGTAAGCTTTGATGATGTTCAGTTAATTAGAAAAGAAATCATGGCACAAAGAGCTCAGCAGTTTGGTAAACGCATTCCGAAAGAGTTCTTAGAAGAGGAGGACGACTAATATGATGAATAATGATTTTGATATTAAAAAAGAATATTCTGATGAAGTTGACAAAATGCGAAAAAATCGTGTTGAAGTAAGCTTCTATAAATATGGTCCTGCAAAAATCAACTTTGGTGAAGGTCTTGTTAAGGCAAAGAATTCTGCAGAAATGTGTATTGAGAAGTATGAGAAAACAAAGAACAGAGAATATCTACTTGATGCAATGAATTATTTGATGTTTGAGTTTATGTACCCGTCAATGGAAGGAACTTATTTTAAGGCGACTGGTAGTTCTGAGTCTGCAGGAAAGGACGGTATTTCATATAATGAACTCAAAGAGAATTGGTAAAGATGAATATTATCTTGGCATAGCCCTTGCAGTTTCCAAACGAAGCACATGCCTCAAACGTCATTATGGTTGTGTTATTGTAAAGGACGACATCATCATTGCTACTGGTTACAATGGTAGTCCAAGAGGCGAAGAAAATTGTTGTGACAGAGGCACGTGTAAAAGAGCAAATGCTGAGAGATATTCAAACTATGAAAGTTGCGATAGTGTTCATGCTGAACAAAATGCATTGATTGCTACAAGTCGTGAACGATTGATTGGTGCAACAGTTTATCTGGCTTGTGAAGAGTATGGACTGAACGAAGAAAAATCTGCAATGTGGGAAGAGGAAATCATTGACTTCCATGAGGATAAGAATCCCATTCCTTGTGGCATCTGCTCACGAATGCTCAAGAATGCAGGCATCGTACGAGTGGTGAACAGGAGGGGCGATGTATGTTTGTAGATAAAAGAATGGCTTGAAAGAGGTGATTAAGATTTTTACAATAGATGTACCATATTTCAACCTCGACCAGATTTATGCCAGTGGTCAATGCCCAAGATGGATTAAATTAAAGGAATCTAAGTATGTGATTCCGTTCAGAGATAAGGCGCTCAAGATTGAACAGCAACGTGACAAGTACGATTGGACACGATATCGTTTGATTATGAGTTGTACAGAGGACGACTTCTACAATGTATGGTTTAATTATCTGGATTTGAGAATGGATTGTCTTGATGAGAACAATAAAATAAAGAGGCTTGGTGGTAAGTTTAAAGTTCCTGCTAACAGAGGCAATGGAATCCACATACTTCATCAGGACTACTTTGAAGCATACGTACTTGCTAAGCTCATTACATACGTTGGCTATAAAAATGCAGCAGTTGCTATGAATCACATTGCTGAAGTTTGTGGTGTTAAACATAATCAATCAATGAGGGAGGCAGGTCGTATTACTTGGTATGAATGGCCTACACCTGAAATGATTCTTGAGCATCATCATAAGCTTGGCAAAATGGGTAAGATAAACTCATGGCTCAAGAGATTATGTGAAGCAATAGTCAATGATTATTACGCTTACACTAAATCTGATGATGAGCTTTTCAGATTATTTGGTATGCATGATACTACAGTATTTCCTTTGGTCGGCATTGAGGAAACTTTGATGAAGAATTTTGGTGAGGAACCTGAAGAATTTGCCGATTGGTATCTTGGCGATATTGAGAACAAAGGACTGGTGTATATGTATATTGTACATCATATTCTAAACAGACCAAAAGAGGTGAGATGACAATGGGTCTTGTTGATAACATAAAGAGAGAAGCTCAAGGAAATAAAACAAAGATTCAGAGTACTGATGCTGCTGCGCTTGAGAAAATTTTCAATAATATGTTCTACCTTGATAAGAACATCGAAGAGGAAACCAAGTTCGTAAAGCAGGTTATGACAAGAGGTCTTGAATCTCAGGAACGTGTTGGTCTTCATGCATCAGCAATGCTGGTTGGTGAAAAGGACTTCTGTTTGAGAGCTCAAGTTCTTAGTCTGATTTACAAGCAGCTTCAAGGTCAGCAAACTCCTGTTGGTCTTATGCGTATCTTTGAGCAAGGTAATGCAATCCATGAGAAGTGGCAAAGACTTCTGATTAGAGCTGGTTATGGTAAAGCAAAGGATATGGACTACACAAGATTTTGTGATGACTATATGTTAAGCTACACACCTGATATTGACTGTTTGATTCCTGAGTTCTTTGAAGGAAGAATGATTGGTGAGATTAAGTCAGTCAATACATATCAGTTTCAGAAGATGACCAAGCACCCATCGGCTTGGAAGCAGTGTCAGTGGTATATGCATTTGTGTATCAAAAAGGCAAAGGAATCTGGCGAGTGGAATGGTAAAGACTATACCAAAGGCTTCGTACTTTCTGAGGATAAAAACACTCAGGACTTCAAGCTTGAGGTATACGACTACGACCCAACCAAGATTGAGCCTTTTGCCGGCAGGGCAGAATCTATCATGTTCAATTATGACCGTGTGTTTGAAGAGCATAAGATGGTTGGTAGGCCAAAGGATGCAAATAGTCCTACATGCAAACGTTGTAAAGAATGCTTTATGCGTGAAGCTTGTTGGAATATAGGAAAAGGAAAGGTTCGTATCGATAATGAGTAACGACAAAGAACTTACTTATGGTGATATTTACAGAGACTTCTGCAGTTGGAGTCCTGAACACGCAGCTATGGTAGTTGACTACAGACCTTGGGGTCGCACTTCTATTTTGGTATGGCTCAATAATGGTCAGGCATATAAGTGTAAACGTCATGCTGCTGATAGATTCACCATGCAGCTGGTGTCTGAAGAGGACATTAAGAAGAAATACGGCATATAACCGGTTTATAATTAAGGTATTCCCAGAAGGTCCCAGGATTATCCAGATTGATTCAAATAAATAAAGGTATATAATAAATCCATACCTTATAAATAAAGTTCATTCTGGATGATTCTGGAATCCCTGGAATAATATCAAAATAAAAGGAGGAATTGATATGGGTAGACCTTGCCCTTTACTGGGTACAGCTGTCTATCTGGATTGTTTAGATTGTGAGGATAAGCAATGTAAGCAGCATTATAAATATCAGAAGGTTATCATAGGCATAGACCAGAGTTACTCGAATACTGGTATTAGTATTGCAGCAGATAGAAAGCTTGTAAAAGTACGAAGTCTTCAGCTAGATAGCTACAAAACGAATAGTGATAAGAGGAGGGCATTAGCAAATACGCTTGATGGTCTCCTTAAGGCAGTTTGTCCAAAAGCCAGAGAAGTCGTTTGTATTATTGAAAGAATCAGGCTTCGTTCTCAAGGTTTTCTCAATATCGATTACATAAAGTCCATTGGTGCCCTAAACAGCATCATGGTAGACAAATGTCATGAGTATTGTGTCCCAGTCTATAGTGTAGATACAAGGTGCTGGAAAGCTCAAGTAATAGGGACCAGCAAGTCAATGCCAAATAATTTTGGAGTTCCAGAAGAGAAATGGCCTACAGTTAGATGGCTACTAAAGCAGGGATGGGAGGATAGCATTCTCATACCAATAGAGGGTAGGAAGACCAAAGGCACATTCATACGCCAGGGAAAGAAATATATGTACAACAATGATGCTGCAGATAGTGCAGGGATAGCTATGTTTGGGTTTATAGGTGACCAAGACAAGCTTCAGGAGGAAAAATAGTATGGCAATCAAATGCTGTAAAGATTGTGTGCCTCCAACAAGGTACCCAGGATGTCATGCTAAGTGTGGGCAGTACAAAGCAGAGAAAGCTAAATGGGAAGAGGAAAAAGCCAAAGCTCGTAAAGACCAGGCCTACATAATCTACCCAAGCGACTTTGAGATGCTAGCATGTATGCATAGACCTCGTAAAGACAAACGTCGTAGGTAGCTATTCCCTTGCATGCATGTGCATGCATGATAGAGTCTATAGACTCTTATTTCTATATTTCTTTCTTTATAAACTAACTAAAATATTTTTACACAGGGTATGTACAAATCAAAATCATTGTGGTATAATAATTACAGTGGTTAAGGTATAATACACAAATCCTTAGAGGAGGAAACGAATATGAAAGCAAATCAAATCACAGACAAAACTGAAGTTGTTGAGTATGACAGCTTACATGAATTTTACGAGTATCTGATTCACACACCGTTCAACGATGCATTCTGTTGGGCTAAGCATTCCAGTGTTGATGGTGACTACTACTTCACAAAAACAAGAGATTTTAGTGAGGCAGTTGAGTTGTTTAAGAATGGCTGGTCAGATATGGCAACCAAGTTAGTTCAGAAGCTTAAAGTAATTGAGAGCAAAACAGAGCCGACAATGAAGCCTAAAAACGTTCTTGGTGTTGCAGGTTATCAAGCAATCGTTCCACTGTATCTGCAAGGTGTTCCAAACAACATGGTCACAAAGAAAATGACACCTGTAAAACAGAAAGTCATTACCCTAAACAAATCAATCGATTACAATGGTGGTGTTAAAGCCGACCAGATAATCGAAGAGAGCATCAAGGCAATGCAGATTGTCAAGAAGCTTGAAGCCCAGGGTTACAGATGCAATCTGAACATTGTGCTTGGTACAACTGCTGGTTATCCTTCAAAGCAATTCGTTGTGAAGGTGAGAATCAAATCGGCAAACGAAAAGCTGAATGTTTCAAAGCTGGCATTCCCACTGGTTCATCCGTCAATGCTTCGTCGTTTGTTCTTCAGATTCATTGAGGTTTATCCACATGTAACGAAGAGCTTTGTGAATGGTTATGGTAGCCCAGCAACATCCAATGAGATGCGTAACATTTTCAAATGTGAGTATCTGCTGCCTAACTTCATTAAGAAGGACGTAAACACAATCAAAACAATCGACGACCTTGAGAATATCTAAACTGATTGGGAGGGCAAAACCTCCCTTGAAGTTTTTGAAATATTTTTGAAAAAAGGGTGTACAAGCTCCTATTTATGTGGTATTATAATATCGTAAGGTACATAAAGCCTACGAACAAATCACAAAGTTTTCAGTTGAAAAGGAGAAAAACATTATGACAATTATGACAAACGTAAATTTCGAAGTTATCAAGATTGAAAAGGCAATGAAACATGGTTGTGTAGTTGTTACACTTAAGTTTGAAGGTTCAAGCAAAGAGTTCACTTATGTGCGTAAAGCATACAACAACACGACAGTAATTGATGGTTGCAGAATTTACTTCGATGCAAACTATCAGGTAGAAAAGATTGAGCGTGAATACGAAACCAAGGGCGTTAAGAAAATGTCCACTGCTAAGCAGGTAGGTACCACATCAACTAAGATTAAGAACGAAATCGAGAACAAAGGCATTGAGATTCCTAAGGTTCAGATTCCTGAAGTCAAAGGTGAAGTTCACCATGACAGATACGATGAAATCAAGTGCTGTTTGGAATGCAACATTCCAGTTTACCTTGCAGGTCCTGCTGGTTCTGGTAAGAATCACACAGTTGAACAGATTGCAAAGGAACTTGGTTGGAACTTCTACTTCAGCAATTCAGTTCAGCAGGAATACAAACTTACAGGATTCATCGATGCAGGTGGTGACTTCCACGAAACAGAGTTCTACAAAGCTTGCACAGATGAAAATGAATGCATCTTCTTCCTGGATGAAATGGATGCTTCAATCCCTGAAGTTCTGGTTCTTCTTAATGCAGCAATTGCTAATGGTTACTTTGAGTTCCCTAACGGTCGAGTTGATTTTGACAATGTGCACTTCGTAGCCGCTGGTAATACCGTAGGAAATGGTGCAGATGACATGTACACAGGCCGTATGGTTCTGGACCAGGCAACACTTGATAGATTCGCAATCATTGAGTTTGATTACTGTTTGAAGATTGAAATGGCAATCACTCACAATAATGCAGAGCTGGTTGAGTTCATCCACCAGATGCGTAAGGAAGCTGAGAGCAAAGGAATCAGAGCTACATTCTCTTACAGATGTATGACAATGATTACCAAGCTTGAAGCTAAGGGCATGAACTTAGAGATGGCAATGAAGATTAGCATTGTTAAGGGATTGGACAAGGACACAATCAATACCTTCAATCCTTCCGGCAATACCAAGTATCACAATGCACTGAGAAAAATCCAGCTGGCCGCTTAATGCGGCCTCTGGCTTTTAAGAAAAGGAGGAAGCAACATGGCAAAGGGTGTTTATAAAAGAACTCCTGAGATTATAGCAAAGCAAAATAAGAAAAGCACACTTCAATTCCTACTAAAGCGAACACATCAGGTATTAAGTTCTTTGTATGTCGTCCTGATAAAGTAAAAGTAAAAACAAATGGACGCGTTTATGTTTATGATTCAATATTTTGTGAAGCTAAAATTATGCACGAAAATAAAGTTTATTACGTTTATAGAGGTCGTAACAGAGCCAAAGCCGAAGAGTTTGCAAATAAAATTAGTGAACTAATTGATGCAGGAGGAATTGATTTGTTTCTAAAGTGGTATAAAGAATTGAAAGGAGAACAAAATGGCTAAAAGAGGAAAAGTGCTGATAAATGTCAATGACATCATCGGCAAGCGCTTAGGTAAGCTTGAAGTCATAAGTTATGCAGGACATCATTACGATGCAACTCTTGGTGGTGACAGAATGCGTCACTACTACAGAGTACATTGTGAATGTGGAACAATTAAGATAGTGCAGAGAGGACAGCTTACAAGTGAGATTGTTCATAGCTGCGGTTGTGGAAGGAGAAAAAACATTGATTAAGATGAGAAACAACACCAAGCCTGATGCAATCTGCTGTGAATGTGGTGAAAGCCAAAAAGAAGTTCTGAATATGTTTGACTTATGCATTGGTGGTAACATCTTCACAATTTGTGATGTGTGTAACGAGAAGATATTCAGTAAGTGCTTGAGTGCAGAGGTCATGAAGAATGGCCGAGTAAAATCACAGCGTGATATGGCAATCATTCGTAAGCGTAAAAGTAGAATAGGCCTCAAATCTGGAGGTGAATATAAATGATAGACTTCAGTAAGATGCCTTGCATCTACTGGTCTGATTCAACTAAGATTAGTTATTTGCAAAGGCGCATAATTGTATACAGCATTATGTATTACGAACAAAATGAGAGTTGTGTGTCTGACCAATACTACGACAGTATATCCCATCAATTGGTTGAGTTGCAAAGAACATGTGACCCTGCAGAGTTCAGGCGTTCAACATACTACTATGCAATGTATGATTTTGATGGTAGTACAGGCTTTGATATTCCATCAAGGCTGACTAAATACGACCGTGAGTATCTGACAAACATCGCATCTCATGTGTACAAGCAATGGAAGGATTCGACCACAATGGAACAAAGAAGGAGGGCACTAAATGCTAACACTAAAGGACTTAGATAATCGAGTTTACAGTGGTAAGATTTGCTCAGAGTTTAGCTACAGTCTGAAAGACGATAAAGGGAAACCAAAGTTCAGAGCAAACTTCGCAAGAGGTCAGGAAGAGAATGAATGGCAAATGCGTATTGTGTTAGATAGAACACGAGATGCTGATAGTCAGGTATACACATTCGGATATATCATGCCTAAGTCAAACCTGCCGCTTGCGCTGATTGCAGCAACTGGTCTCAAATACTTTCAGCTATATCTTAAGGAAGAGATACAAACCAAGTCTGAATATGACTTTATGCTTGGTGATGTATTAAAAGGTATGTAGTTATGGCAATGAAACGCAGCGGTAAGTTCTATCGCAAAAATGAAGCAGATGTAATGCGTTCACTTGGCTTGGAACCCACGCCAAACTCTGGTTCTGGACCAATTTGGAAAGAAGATGGTCAGTCAGATGAAGTTATATGTCAGTTAAAATCAACTGATGCAGAGAGTATTAGAATACATAAAAAGGACTTAGATACATTGAGCTACAATGCAGCTGTTGCTCACAAACTACCTGTGTTTGCGATTCAATTTCTGCAATCCAATGAGGTTTACCTGCTGGTTAAGCCAGACATGCTTTGTGAAGCAGCTCAATATATCGAGACAGGAGAATACACCAGTGCAAATGCATTTATAGGTGTTGATTTAAGCGAGCATGAAGATACGACTACTGTTGGTGGTAGAACAATCAAATCAAGCTCAAGAGCACGTAAGCAATTCAACGAAGAAAATGAGAAACGATTCAAAAAAGAAAAGAGGTCAGCGACATGAAAGTAAAGGTCAAAGAGGTAGTGAAATACGGTGGCCATAGCTTATCAGCTAATGGTTCAGTTAACTTCACACTTAAGGCTCAGTATTCTGAGCTTCCTAATACAATTCAGCTTATGCAGATGCTCAACAATGATGTGAGTATCAAAGCTAAAATCCCTGGTGGTAGTCCTATGAAGCTTGGATTCTTCAGGGTAAAGCAGATTGTCATCGATGGTGATGGTGAATCCACAATCAAGTTCAATGGTCTTAATGACTACATCGAAATGGACAATCTGAATTTGCTTCCTTTGAACTCTGACGAAAACAAAGAGTTTGTTGTTCTTATGGAGGCTGAAATCGAAACAGACGAAATGGAGGACATTGAAGATGGCGAAGAGTAAGATTGAATACCATGAGCTCTCAAGAGCTAAGGTAACTGATTCGAGGAACATTGTTATCTCTAACTGTTCAAAAGGTGGCTTTACAATTGCTCAGCAGCTTGAAGCTAAGGAAAACGACAAAACCACCTCGGTATTTATGAAAGGTGCATTCCATGTTGAAGATATTCATGGTTTGTATAACCTTAGAGATGCAGTAAATCTTGCAATCAAAATTTCTGAGGAAAATTCCGAAGATTCAGATGCATGGGACGAGTAAAAAGTTCAAAATATTTTCAAAAACTTTCAAAAAGCCTATGTACAAATGGTAAGTAACCTGGTATAATATATTCAAGAGGTGGAGGTTAGGAAACCTCAATCCTACTTCCACAACTTGAAAGTAAGTCCTGAGTTTAGGAGAAAACATCAATCAAAAATCAAAACATGTAAAGGAGAAATCAAAATGGCAAAGAATTACACTTTCAATGAAGCGGTTAAGATTATCGCAAAAGGAACTGACCTGGAGGCAATTACCGACATCGGTAGGCGTTATCCGGTTCTGGCACACAAGATTGCAGTTGTTACTGCCAAGGCTGGTGAGGAGTTTGTTGACCTTATGGGTTACATGCCTGATTACCTCACTGCAAACAAGGTGAATACCGCTATCAAGGCTGGTATCACTGAATCCGGTTCCAACGAGGACGATACTGAAGACGATGCTACTGAGGCTACTGAAGCTGCAACTGAGGATGCAACTGATGGTGGTGCTGAGTGGAATGAGAATATGAGTGCTAAGCAGCTCTGGGACATCCTTGGTAAGGCTGGTAAGCGTAAGCTCGCTAAGTCTACTAAGAAGGCTGACCTGGTTGAAGCTTGCAAGCAGGCTTTTGGTGCAGCTACTGAGGCAGAGGTTGAAGCCGAGGCTACCGAGGCTAATCCTTATGAAGGCAAGTCTGCTATGGAGCTCTTTAAGGAATGCAAGGCCCGTAAGATTAAGGCTGCTCCTAAGAAGCCTGCTAAGTTTTATGCTGACCTTCTCATCAAGGATGACGCTGCAAAGGCTGAGGCTACTGAAGCTGAATCTGAGGAAGATGATGACTGGGGCGACGAAGAGGCTGAGGCTCCTAAGAAGGAAGATAAGAAGGCTGCATCTAAGGCTTCTGCTAAGGGTGGTAAAGCTAAGGCTGCTAAGACCGAAGCTAAGGCCGAGGATGAAGAAGACTGGGACATTTAATGTTCAGTCGGTATATGAATCCGCCTCAATAGATAGCCGTAAGCTGGGTATGTGTGAGAGGCATGTACCCAGCTTATACTTGTTTTAAGGAGGTACAAGCTGTACATGAAAACAGAACAAATTCTAAACCTTGACTACAGAAAAGAAGAAAGTCAAGAGATAATTCAGAAGGTGTTGAGGAAAATCAAACCACTTTCTAAATACTCAGATGAGAGCAACGTTCCTATTGAAGCAATTGAAAAGCTCATTCGTGTGTTGGTTCAAAAATATGAAATCACACCACAATGGATGACGATGTCGTATTTCGAACCGATTCTTGGTATTTACTCAATCGGTGTAAAAACAACAACCGAGCATGAGTGGTTAGGAACAGTTTATGGTATGTGTCTGTATGAGGTATTTGCTAAGCTGGCAATTAAGATGTATTCTGAAGTAAAGTCTGGCAAAATACCGGTAAGGACTGCTACCAAGGAAGAAAAGGAAAGAGAACGACTTGCAAAGAAAGCTGATGCTAAGATGGCCGAAGCTGATGATGATGACGAAGATTGGAGTTAAGGAGGAAGAACCATTGAGAGTAAGAATCTTTACAGATGGTGCTTGCTCAGAAAATCCTGGCCCAGGTGGATGGGCTGCAGTCTTCAATACAGCAAACAAGTGTTCAATGATTAGTGGTAATGAAAAGACTACTACAAATAATCGTATGGAGCTTAAAGCTGTTATTGAAGCATATAAGAAGGTACTGAGCAAGAATCTAAGTGATGCCGAATATGAGTTGTATTCTGACAGCGCTTATGTTGTTAACTCAATCAATAATGGCTGGATTGATAAGTGGCAGCAAAATAATTGGAAGACAACTAAAAATGATGATGTAAAGAACAGAGATTTGTGGGAGGAACTTGCATTCCTAAGAAACAGAACAAGGTCTCTTGGTATTTACATAAAAATCATAAAGATTAAAGGTCATGCCGGCAACACCTTCAATGAGCTGGTTGATAAGCTGGCTAAAGAGGAATCACTCAAAGCAAAGGAAGGTGTTGACTATGATTAAGTACTCAAGAGAGTTTTACAAGAAATCATTCACAGCCGATACAATGAAATCGGCATACATGTCGGCTGTGAAATGGTATTCAACAAATGTATTAAGTAAAGCTGAATTTGTAAATGTTCAGGTGCAATTCATCAAAGAGGACAAAGACGAATATCCAACTATTACGATACATTTGTTTGCAGTTCAGGACGGAGAAAACGATGTAATGTCTCAGCATTGTCAGTGCTGTAAAGAGATGCATCATAGCTTCTTCATAAACGAGGACACACATTGCGATAGATGCAGTGCTGCTGGTTTTCAAAGACGTCTTGAAGAAAAGATAAATATAAAAATGAACTACTACAAAGAAATGCTTAGAAAGCGATTGGAGGAATAAACATGAAGAGATTCTTTAGTATTATGGGTGCAATCATCGTTGATGTTGTACGAGCTGTTGATTATTTCATTACAAGCAACCTTAGGAATTTTGCTTGGATTTTGAATTTCATTCTTCCGTATCTGATGTATATCGTAGGTCAGAATGTATGTGCAACAAGAGGTTATCTTGGTGTAGGTGGTGAGCTGTTCATACCGATTGTATTTTGTGTGATTACATACGTACTTCGTTCTTACGCAAATAAGATTGGTAAAGGTACAACTATTCCGGTACCTGATAAGAGATTCACTGAAGTTGATGACTATGGTGAAGTATCTATCCCGAACAATCGTATTCAGGAATTGATTTTGTACTTGGCTGACCTTGAGGACTGGCTTGAACGTAAAGGCCTGTTATAATCCAGAAGTTATCCAGATTGTCCCAGATTTAATTTTAATTATTAAGGTAAGGAAATATATATCTTATAAATTAAAATCAATCTGGGGTCATTCTGGAATCCCTGGTGATATACTAAAAAGTAAAGGAGGAAATCAAATGGCAGCATGGGAATATTTTACCAGTCAAAAACAATGGGAAGCCTATCTTAAGGACTTGTTAAAGACTAACGACAAAGCATTACTCAGAGCTATTGTGTTGGTATACGACAATCAAACACCTGAAGAGAAAGACAAAGGTGAAAGTATTGAGGACAATTGCATTGGATTCAGTAAAATCGATGCCAAAGAGATGGGAGACGTTGCAAGAAAGATAAAAGCCAATAAGGCACTAACAAAAGGGGAACTTGCTAAATCACGTAACAAAATGCAGAAATACTGGAAGCAATTGATGATTATCAGCAAGAAGCAGGTAGAAGCCAAGAAATTGCAGGAGCAAAGAGAATTAGAAGCCAAGTTGACAGAAGAGGAATTGGCAGCTCAGAAAGAAGATGAAGAAAAGCTTGAGAGATTCAGACAGGACATTGAAACATTACGTAAGTGTTCAGAGGAAGGAATCTCATGTGAGTATGGCATCTGTGATGAGTGCCCTATCACAACAGGTTTTCAGCTAAGGTTTAAGTGTTAAGAGGAACGGAGGAACAACATGAAAAAGTCACAATATATCAAGCAAAGACGCATTCAGCAAAGAAATCTTAAGAGGGTAATGTGCAAGAACATGATATGGCATATAATTATTATTGCTATTATAATGATTATAGCATTATGTAACATGCCAAAAGTAATTGCTGAAAAGGAAGACACATTAGAGAGAGTAAGTGAATCTTATGTCAATAAGACCACAACGCCTTATGTGTCTAATCTGGTTACATTTGAGCCTCAAGCAGAAGAGGAATCAAGTGAGGTTGATGTTGATTACTATCCTGAGTTTACATACAGCAAAGACTGGTCAGCACAAGAAAGCTATTTGCTGGCAAGAATTGCAATGGCAGAAGCTGAAGGATGTAACACTCAAACCAAAACACTAATCATTATGTGTGTACTAAATCGTGTATGGTCTGATGAGTTTCCTGACACAATAGAGGAAGTAATATTCCAGGAAAATCAGTTTAGTCCTATTGACAATGGACGTTGGGATAGAGTTGAGCCAAACGAAGATTGCTATGAAGCTGTAAAGGTAGTTATGGAAGCCAAGTATGACTACAGTGGTGGCGCAACATACTTTGAAAGCTGTGATGACGAAGATAACTGGCATAGCAGAAATCTTGAGTTTCTATACGAATCAGAAGGAATCAGATTTTATAAGTAAGGAGTGATTTAAGTGGCAAACGAAAATATTCAGGTTGAAATTCTTAGGAATCCAACCAAAGCAGACTGGGCAAGGTGTAAAGAACTGGCATTAAATACCATTGGTAAGAAGTATGCTGGTAAAGAAGTGACCGATGAGTGGAAGAGGCAAATTCTCAAAGCTCAGCATTCACCTATCAGAACATTGATGTTCACAATCAGGTTGACTATTCCGTATTTTGCATCAGTGCATCTGGTACGTCATAAGATTGGTATTGAACATTACGTTCAGTCTCAAAGAAATGACAGGCAAACTATGTACGATAGAGAGTTGGCACCACAGAATGCAATGGTAAGTCACATCATTGATGTAAATGTAGAGCAGCTCATGTTCATGTCACATCGTAGACTATGTGGTATGGCTGATGCAACTACAAGATACATCATGACGCAAATCTGTAAGGAGGTTGAAAAGGTCAATCCTGAATTTAAGGGCTTCCTTATTCCTATGTGTGAATATCGTCATGAATGTCCAGAGTTTAAGAGCTGTGGTTACTATAAGGAGCACAACAATGAGTAACAGAGCAGCAAGAAGAGCTGCAGCAAAACAAGGTAAGGTTGTACCAAAAGAGAAAGTATACACATTGACTGAATCACAAATAGCCGATATGCTTGCAAAGGAAAGGCGTAAAGCTTATGAAGAGGCCAGTAAGATAGCAGGTCAGAAATCTGTTGATATTGCCTGGCAGCTTATGTTAGCCATTCCTTGTGAGGTGTTACTTGGTGATGGCTACTGGCCTAAGACAGCAAAGAAGAGATTGCCTAAGTTTGTTGATGATTGCTTAAGTTTATATGATTCTTATAATGCTGGTGTATTGACATTGGCTGAATTAAGAGAGGACCTCTGGAAATGGGGAGGCGTTAAGCTTGAGGTGGATGAATCAGTAAAGGATGCATGATAATCCCAGGATAATCCAGAATGACTTCTGGTTAACTTTATTGGATATTTAATATAAATCCATATAAAACAAATTGGATTCATTCTGGATTATCTGGTGACCTTCTGGAATGGCCTTAAAATAAATCAGCCTGATACTGATAAAATAAAATTGAAAAATCTTCAAAAACTTTTAAGAAAAGTATGTACAAACCTATTTGATTGTGGTATAATTTAATCAAGGTTAAGGAATGAACCTAACCGAAACCAAAAATCAAATTAAGAGTTCAGGAGGACAAAGTGATGAAGAAAATCAATGAAATGAGTGTTAAGGAATTACGTGATGTTGCTAAGGAGTTAAACATTGCATGTCGTTGGGATATGACTAAGGCACAGCTGGTTGAGGCAATCGAGAAAATTGAGAATGAGAAAAAGGCTGCAAAGCAAGTTAAGAAGGAATCCAACAAGGAAAAAGCAATGCGTATTCAAAGAGCATTCGTTGAGGTTGGTGATACTCGTAAGGAAGTTTACAGATACATCACAATCACAGTTAAGAATGCAGAGGAATCCAAAGCTGCAGATTATATCGATGCTGTATGTGCAAAGATGCAGGAAATGGATGAAGAATTTGAAGCTGAATACACAGCATTGAGATGTCCTGATTATGATGAGGCTACAAAGTCTTACACAGATATGATTAGCTTCACAAAAGCTGCAGGTAAGATTGCAGTTCAGAGACAGTATGTTGGTAAGCTGATGACTAAAGCTATGGCGGCATTAAAATAAGGTAAAGCGTAAGCAAACCAAATTGTTAAAGAGGAACGAGCTTGGATGAAATATTCCAGGCTTTGTTCTATTTTGGAGGAAAGGAGAACGCAACACAATGGCGTCAGAAAAGAAAACTAAAAATGAATGCATTGCCACAGAGTGGTTGGAAGAAGACAATCTGATGCTGTTGGAATGCTGGGCAAGAGACGGTTACACATTTCAAGATATTGCTAATCGTATTGGTATTTCAATAAGTACTCTTCGTGCTTGGAGAGTTCAATATCCTGAAATTGATAGTGCCCTTAAGAAAGGCCGAGAAATCATTGACTACAAAGTAGAAAACGCTCTTCTCAAATCAGCCTTAGGGTATCATACAAAAGAAGTAAAGGTGACCACAACCATTCGATTTGGTAAGACAGTAGAGACAATCAAAGAGGTGACGGATAAAGAACAAGCACCAAACGTTTCTGCTATTCAGTGTTGGTTGTATAACAGACTTCCTAATAAATGGAAAAAGAATAGAGACCAGCTTATTGAGCTTGATGAAGAAGACACAAAGATTCAAGTAACAGTAACAAGGGCAAGTGCAAGTCAGTCGACTACAGCTCAGCAAGATGAAACAGCAGAGGATAAAGAGTGGCAAGATGCAGTGAATCAGTCGATTGAAATTCGCAGTGCTACAGAAGAAGAGAGGGCAGAGGCTGCCAAGAAGAAGGCTCAGACTAATGAGCAGAGCACTTCAAATGTGGCAACTAAAGTGGAGAATGAGGCATCTGATGAGGATTTAGACTATTGGCCTGATGATTGGGAAGATGATGAAGATGAAGAATGGGAGGACTAAACTATGAAGGTGACAAAAGCTGTTAGTCCGGCATTCGAGGACTTCTTATTCGATTGGGACTATGAACGATATTTGCTTATTGGTGGTTATGGTTCAGGTAAGTCATATCATATTGCATTCAAGATAATCTTAAAGCTGCTTGAGGAAAAGCGTAAGGCACTGGTTATCAGAGAGGTGTATGATACTATTCAGGAATCTTGCTATGATTTGATTTGTGAGATACTCGATGACATGGGACTATTGACTACTGACCCAAGGGAATTTAAGCGAAGACAAAACAGAGTCCTGGCATTGAAAAGCCCACTAAGGTTCAAGTTCAAGAATGGTAGTCAGATAATCTTCAAAGGAATGGACAAGCCTGAAAAGGTAAAGTCTATCAATGGTGTATCTATTGTCTGGTTGGAGGAGTGTTCTGAGATTAAGTATGAAGGTTACAAGGAATTGCTTGGTCGTATTCGTACACCAAACGTAAGCATGCACTTCATCTTAAGCTGTAACCCTATCGGCAGAGACAATTGGGTGTATAGACACTTCTTTGTAAGACTGGATGATGAAGGTCAAGAAGATGTCATGGTGGATGAAGATAAGTTCTATGAAAAGCGATGCATCATTCACAATGGTACATACTACCACCACAGTACACCAGATGATAATCCTTGGTTGCCTTGGCAGTACATGAAACGACTGGATGACCTTAAGAACTATGACTATCCATTATATGTGGTAGCTCGTTGGGGAAGATTCGGTGCAACTGGTACGAGAGTATTGCCTCAGTTTCTTATTGCAAAAGACCCAGTAACATTTAAAAGAGCAATTGAGAGACTTGGTCTTGAGAATCAGTACTTTGGCTTTGACTTTGGTTTTGAAGAATCATTCAATGCTGTTATCAGTATGAGTGTGGATTTGAAGAACAGTATCTTGTATATATGGGATGAAATCTATATGAACCATGTGACAGATGATGTGTTTGCAAATCAGCCAGAGATGCAGAGCTTAAGGCGAAGAATAAACGACCTGAACAATGCAGGTCATAACAAAATGATTGTGGCTGATAATGAGGACCCTAAAGCAATCACTTACTACAGGCAAAACGGATTCAGAATTCGAGCTTGTAGAAATAAGTTTGCAGGTTCAAGGTTATCTAATACAAGAAAGGTAAAACGATTTAGAAAAATCGTAGTAAGTCCTAAGTGCAAGAATGTCATAAGGGAGTTAAAGGACTTGACTTATAAGAAGGATGCAAAAGGTAACGTTATTTATGACCAGTTCAATATTGACCCTCACAGCTTCTCAGCTATCTGGTATGCACTTGATACAGTAACAGTTGCCGATGTTAAAGAGAAGGTATTTAATAGCCGTCAAAGAGACTAAGCTATTAAATATATGTTTAAGAAGATAAGAAAGGAGATAGGAACAATGAACATTAATTGGATTGTACGAATCAAGAATAAGGCGTTTTGGCTGGCTCTTATTCCGGCAGTGCTCCTGCTTATTCAGGTGATTGCAGCTCCATTTGGTTATGAATGGGACTTCGTAGTTCTGAATGAGCAGCTGACTGCAATTATCAACGCAGTCTTTGGTGTTCTTGCAATTCTTGGTGTTGTTACTGACCCTACTACTGCCGGTGTAACTGACAGTAAGCAGGCGTTGACGTATACAACCCCGAAGGAGGACTAAAGAATGTCAATGAAAGGCGGTAAGAAAGGTAAAGGAGGCCGAAAGTAATGGGAGCCTCTAATATCTATCAAAAGCTTAAAGCTGCAATTGGCAATGACTATGGTGTGTTTGGTCTTATGGGAAACCTTATGGCTGAATCTGGTCTAAAGGCAAACAATCTGCAGAACAGCTACAATAAGAAGCTGAATATCTCAGACGAGGACTATACCTTGGTCGTTGATGAAGGCGCTTATCCTGACTTTGTTACGGACAAAGCAGGTTATGGATTGGCACAGTGGACATACTGGTCACGTAAGCAGAAGCTACTTCAGTATGCACAAGCTTATGGGTGTTCAATCGGTGATGAGAATATGCAGGTTGACTTTATGATTGGCGAGCTTATGGCAAGCTACCCGTCAGTGCTGAATGTTCTTAAAAATGCGACATCTATTAGAGAGGCATCTGATTGTGTGCTTACTCAGTATGAAAGACCTGCTGACCAGTCCGAATCCGTTAAAGTAAAGCGAGCTGCTTATGGTGAAGACCTGATGAAGCAGTTGCTTGGTGGTAACACAATTACCGAAGGAAAGGAGGAAGCTATAGTGGGATATACAAATAGTCCTTTGGTAAGTTACACAAAACTCAGTCCTAATCATTCAGGACAGAGAACGCATGCAATTGATCGTATTACTCCGCATTGTGTAGTTGGTCAGTGCAGTGTAGAGACACTTGGCAATATCTTTGCTCCAACAAGCAGGCAGGCATCATGCAATTACGGCATTGGTGCTGATGGACGAGTTGGAATGTATTGCGAAGAGAAGAATCGTTCTTGGTGTAGTTCGTCTAATGCGAATGACCAAAGAGCAATCACAATCGAGTGTGCATCTGACACTATAGCTCCATATGCATTTAAAGATGTCGTATACAACAAGCTTATTGAGCTGTGTGTAGATATTTGTAAGCGTAATGGAAAGACTAAGCTGCTTTGGCTTGGCGATAAAGACAAGACATTGGCTTACAATCCGGCTGCGAATGAGATGGTGCTTACAGTTCATCGTTGGTTTGCAAATAAGAGCTGCCCTGGCGATTGGATGTATCAGAGAATGGGTGACCTTGCTGCTAAGGTTACTGCTAAGCTTGGTGGTGCAACTACTACTGAGCCTGAGAAAACACCTGACACTACTACGAATAACTTCCCTGCAGTTCCATTCACAGTCAATGTAAAGATTGATGATTTGAACTACAGAAGTCAGCCAAGTATGGAAGGTGCAGTCAAAGGTCAGACTGGCAAGGGTGTGTTCACAATCATTGAGGTCAATAATGGTTGGGGCAAGCTTAAGTCAGGTGTTGGTTGGATTTGGCTTGGCAACCCTCAGTATTGCACTATCAATGATACGGTAAAAGAAAGTACACCAACATTCAGTCCTTATAAAGTCAGGGTATCAATCAAAGACTTGAATATCAGAAAGGGACCAGGTACCAACTATGCATCTAATGGATTCTGTCCTGTTGGTGTTTACACTATCATTGAGGAATCAAATGGTGCAGGCGCTACCAAGTGGGGTAAACTTAAGAGTGGAGCGGGTTGGATAAGTCTGGATTACGCAAAACGAGTTTAAGGAGGTAATGGAAGATGGCTAGTGAAGAGGCTAAGGTCATTGAGGCCGAGAATAGTACTGAAGTCTTGACAGCTTTCAACCGTATTCCTTATGCATTGATAAACGCAGAAGTTTCAGGTGCAGCAAAGGACACATTGGACGAGCTGACACAAATCTGCAAATACTATAAAGTGTATAAGAAAGGTGCAAGTTTTACTGTTGAGGGTACGAACGGCGATTATGTGCCTGCCAAGCTTAATTATAAGATGGCCGCATCCCTTATCAATAAGGAAGCGAGATTCCTCTTTGCTGAGCCACCTGACATTACGGTTGAGCCGAAAGGCGATGTTGGTAAGATTACCGAAGGCGCAAAGAATGCATTGACAGTTATGAACGACTTGGTTAAGACAATTCTTGATAAGAATAACTTCGAGGAAGCTCTTATCAAGGCAGCTAAAGATTGTTTCATTGGCAAGAGAGTTGCCGGCTTGGTAAACTTCAACGAGGAGGACGGAGTGACAATCACGTTTCTTCCATCTACGCAGTTTATCTATGACACAAAGGTTGGCAATCCGAATATAATAACCAAGTTTGTGTGTTTCATCATTGTAAAGGACAGCATTACATTAAGTGAGAAACGAATCTTCAAAAAGAAGTTCGAGCTTATCGATGATGTGGTGTATCTGGAAGAAGTTCTTTATGATGGAGCCGGCAAGGAATTGGAGGTTGTGACTGAATATCAGGAAACTCTGATGCCTATGATTCCGGTAAGTATCTTCATCAATGATGGTCTGTCTGGTGAGGATAAAGGTGAATCTGAGATTGAGATTCTGCAGGACGATGAATCTTGGTATAGCAAGCTGTCCAATGCAGATATTGATGCTCAGAGAAAATCAATGAATCCTACTAAGTACACTGTGGATATGGAATCAAATTCTACCAAGGGTCTTTCCACTGCAGC